CAAGCAACACTACTTTAGGTGCATTTTCTTTATATTCAGGTACTACTGCAAGCTACAACACTGCTCTGGGTAAAAATTCTATGTACGGAACTACAACTGGTTCGGCAAGCGTAGGTATAGGTCTTGATGCGTTGTATTATAACACTACTGGAGGAGATAACGTGGCTGTTGGTGCATCCGCTTTGTACAGTTGTTCTTCTGGATTTTATAATGTAGCAGTAGGTCGCCAAGCACTACAAAGTAACACCACCGCAAGCAGCAACACGGCTGTTGGTTATCGGGCTGGGTTTAGTAATACGACAGGCGAAGTAAATACTGCCATTGGTTATCAAGCCTTGTATGCAAACACTACAGCAAGCGATAATGATGCTCACGGTTATCGTGCATTATACTCTAATACTACAGGTACGTTTAATGTTAGTATGGGCAATCAGAGTATGTACGACAATACTGCAGGCAGTTATAATGTTGCTGTTGGTTCACAAGCACTTTCTAATAACACCACCGCAATCGCCAACACCGCAGTTGGGTATCAGGCAGGGTATACTAACGCTACTGGAAACTATAACACATTTGTTGGACGACAAGCTGGTTATTTATCTAATGATACAGGCAATGTTTTTAATGCCTTTTTTGGTCAATCCGCAGGATACTCATGCACCACAGGCTTCAACAACACCTTTATAGGTACAAACGCAGGTGATTTAATAACCACAGGTCACGACAACACAATCATTGGACGCTACAACGGCAACACTGGCGGCCTAGACCTCCGCACCTCAAGCAACAACATCGTGCTGTCTGATGGGGATGGTAATCCTAGGATGCGGATTGATTCTGGTGGCACAGCAATATTTGATAACTCAGTGTCGGCACAAAATAATAATGTTTTAGTTGTAACTTCTGACTACCCTTCCTCTAATACGACTACCTTGTATATGGAAGCAGACGGTGATATTGCCACACGTTCTGGGTCATATGGAACTATATCTGATCAAAGATTAAAACAGCAAATTACAACGGCTAACTCACAATGGGATGACGTTAAGGCCGCTGTTGTAAAAAAATATAAGTTTAACGCTGATGTTGAAGAATTTGCAGATGATGCTCCAGAACAGATAGGTTGGATTGCACAAGAACTTGAGACTGCTGGTTTAAACGGTGTTGTTAAAGACGGTCAAGATGGCTTCAAGTCAGTAAAAACAACAGTATTAATGATAAAAGCCTTTAAAGCACTACAAGAAGCTATGGCTAGAATAGAAACCCTTGAAGCTAAAGTTGCAAACCTAGAAGGAGCATAAACAATGGATGAATTAACAGCAGAACAAATTGCACAGAACTACTCAGCAATGGGTGACTCAGTTGCACTTATCAATGACGTAATAGCAGGTAATGCTATGGCAGATGATGATGCAGAAGATCGACAAGACTGTGTGGATCGTAATACTCAGCACCTAGAACTAATGGTTGCTAAAGATTACTGGAAAGATGAAAGTATGACTGCGGCTAATGCAGCTATTACTGCTGGTAATGGTTATACGGCTGAATAACATAATATAAAAAAAGTACTTGACAGATGTGTAAAACATGTGTATAATTAACTTAAGGTTGCCCCGGATGTATATAGGTATACTATATGGTTATAGACAAGTACAAAGCAGTAGTAGACGGTATTAGCTTATTGGAGTTAGGAGATATACACTCTTACTATACTCCAAGTCAAGTTAATACCTTTCTTCTTCTTCCTATAGAGCATAATAAGATTAGAATCTATTATGAAGATACTAGACCTGTAGGATTAATAACTTGGTGTTGGTTATCAACTACTAAGTCTAATCTTTTCTTAAACGATAAGTATCAACCTACTGCAAAAGATTACAAACAGAATACTTCAGATAAGTTATGGGGTATAGAATTTATAGCTCCTTTTGGTCACACACGTAAGATGATGAGAGCCATAAGGAACACGACTACAGAACTATACGGAACCGCTAATCAAGTCCACTTCCGAAGATTCTATAATAGGAACAAGTTACACAAGAGGATGTTCTAAGAATGTATAACCCGTTTTCAATGAAAAGAATACTTAATCCAGTTGGTTCTGGTTTGATTACATTTGGTGGAGGTACTGAAGAGGGTAAGAAGCAAGCAGCTAATAGGCCTACTACTGCTCAGCCTATCACTAACACTAGGACAGGTGCTCCTTTAACTAACACTAATACAGGTGCTGTCGTTATGGGTGGAGACCCTGCTACCTTACAGGCAAGAGCTAACCAGATGGCTTCTACAGATAGTGGGGGAGGAGGTACTGCTCCTAGTCCTTCAGCAGTACAACCAAGTACTCCTATGCCAATGGGAGGTATGGGTCAAGATGTACCTATGATAGATGAAACACCTGTACTTCCAACTCCTGTAGATGAAAATGATCCTGGAACTAAAGAAGACCCTACTACTCCTCCTACTCAGCAAGAAAAAGCTAAGACACAATCAGATAAGATTAAGAATGCATCAGGTAATATGATGGAAGCCTCTGTCACATCACCTGGAACTATGGCTACTACTGCAGCAGTTTCTCAAATAGACCCAAGTGCTGAAGGAACTACGATTGCAGAAGGTACAGGTATCCTAGACCCTGATGCTCCTCAGATAACAGACCCAGATGCCTTTAAAGCAGCCTCTGTAGACCCTACTAAGGCTGTCAGCGGTGTAACAGGTGTAACTGATAGTTTAGAGGCTGTACAAGGAGTTGTTGATCCCTCTGCTATAGTCGAAGCACAAACTAAAGACCCTACTACTCTATCTGCTAGAGAACTGGAAGCACAGCAAATAACTAGTGCTCAGACAGTATCTCCTGCCGCTAAACGTACAATAGAATCAGGAGAAATGATCTCAGGTTCTGCAGTAGATATGGCAGCAGTTGATGAAGCTCTTGACATACAAGCAGCTCAAGCTGACCCTTCACTACAGGCTACTGTAAAAGGTCAAATGAGTAGCCTAATGGCAGACTTTGATGCAGACTCTCCCCCAGCTTGGGCAGCTGGTGCACTACGTAACGCTACTGCACAGATGGCAGCTCGTGGTTTGGGAGCCTCTAGTATGGCAGGTCAAGCTTTAATACAAGCGACTATGGAGTCAGCAATACCTATTGCTATGGCAGACGCTCAAACATTTGCTAAGTTTGAGTCTATGAACTTGTCTAATAGACAGCAGACTACAATGTTTGCGGCACAGCAACGTGCTCAGTTTTTAAACATAGAGTTTTCACAAGAGTTTCAGTCAAGAGTAGCTAATGCGTCAAGAGTAGCTGATATAGCTAACATGAACTTTACTGCTGAACAGCAAATAGCTCTTGAAAACGCTCGTATGGCGCAGACAGTTGATCTTACTAATCTTAATGCTAAAAATGCTAAGATGATGGCTGATGCAGCTGCTATGTCACAAATGGACATGCAAAACTTAAACAATCGTCAGCAAGCAGCAGTTATGAATGCTCAGTCTTTCATGCAAATGGACATGAAAAATATGGACCTTCAACAACAAACAGACTTGTTTAAAGCACAATCTAATATACAAGCTATCTTTAGTGATCAATCAGCTATTAATGCAGCCAAGCAGTTTAATGCAAGTAGTGAAAACCAAACTAATCAGTTTTTTGCTAACATGGCTACACAAGTACAACAGTTTAATGCAGGTATGGATGTACAGAGAGATCAGTTTAATGCACAGAATGCTTTAGTAATTGCTCAAGCTAATGCTCAGTGGAGGCAGAACGCTACTACAGTTAATTCACAAGCACAAAACTTAGCCAACCTAGAGTCAGCTAAAGCAGCTAACATGTTTACACAACAAATGCTAGACACAGTATGGCAACGTGAGCGTGATATAATGGACTACGCATTCAAACAATCTGAAAGTGCTACTGACAGAGCACTTAGTGTTTTCTTAGCTAATGAGTCTAAGACGTTATCTATGTGGGAAACTAATCAAGCTAATAAACAAAAAGATAAAGAAGGTATTGGATATCTCTTTGGTCAAATGTTAGGAGGAATGTGATAATGGTTCCAATGAATAAAGGTATGTACCTAAAGAACTTAGAGATGGCTCGTAAGGCTCTTATAGAAAAACTACAAACAGATATAGGAAGAGAAGCTCCAGAAGAAGGGGTAGAACAGGAAACAAGTGAATCAGGTCTTATGCGTCCACGTCTACGGCCTGAGAGTATAGAACGAAGTCCAATATCTGAGGAGGGTATGGGTCTTTCTTTGATGAGGTCTATGCAAAAACCTAAAGCTAGACCAGAAGGTCTTGGCATGAAGGGCTTTGCTATGAAACTAAAAGAATCTGAAAGCAGTGGTAAGTCAGACACACAGATTGAATTAGACGATGGTCGTAAGATGACTGGTTCTTATCAGTTTTCAGATGCTAGGTTAAAAGACTTTATGAAAGCAGAGGGCATGGAGTTCTCAACAGAGACATTTAAACGTAAGCCTAAGTTACAAGAAAAAGTATTTGAATGGCATATGAAAGATATAGATAAAACTATTGACAGTTTAGATAAATCTGGTACAATGTCACGAGATGGTTTAAGAGCAGTTGCTCACTTAGGTGGTAAGACAGGTATGAAGAAATTCTTTAAAACTAAAGGTAAGTATAACCCTGCTGATAAGTTTGGTACTAGACTGTCTGACTACTACAACAAATTCAAATAGAGGAATATGTAAATGATTATACCTGGACAGTCCCTGACTGCAGAGCCGAAGAATGCACCGTATGAAAATCCTCCTGAGTTAACTACTGCAGAAGACTCTATTATGTGGCATTTAAACCGTCTTCAAGATGAGGAAAAGTTTAAAGCATTAGCAGACACACTAGAGCTAGGCCTTGATGTTGTTACAATTACTGAAGGTTTACTAAGGGGTGCTGTAATGGGTGGGATACACAGTATCGACATTTCTCTAATAATAGCACCTGTTATACACGAATATATAACATCTACTGCTGAAAAGTTAGGAATTGACTTTGAAGAAGGTATACCTGACAACAGTAAACAAGATGAAGAAATAGAATATCAAATTAATGAGAAAAAAGCTCAAGACATTCTTGCTGAGTTGGATATGAAAGTCGAAGAAGACATGGACTCTGAGGAGCCTATGCAAGAAGAGTTACCTATGGATATGCCTAAGGAAGAACCTAGAGGCTTAATGGCTAGACGAGGAGAAGAGTTATGAGTTTTTGGGCAGGTGTAGCAAAAGGATTTAAGGACGCTAAAGAAGCGAAGGCAGAGCAAGAAGAATTAGAAGCACGTAGAGCAGAACGTCAGGCTACATTTGAGTATACTAAGAGTAGAGATTTGTTAACTGATGCTAATACAAAAGCTTTTCGTGATCAACAGCAAAAAAACTGGCAATCAAATTACGATATACAAGTAAAAACGTATGAAGAAGGTCGTGAAGATAGGTTAGCAAGAGAAGCACTAGCTCAAGAAAACTTAGAAAAAAAGATAGAGCTTGATGAAAAATGGAAGAACAAAGAGTGGGGTATGGCTGTTGAAAAGTTTGACTTTACTAAACTTACTAATCAACAAGCTCAAGAACAAACAGATAAGCTCTACAAACTTACTATTGAAAAGTTTAAGTATGGTAAACTAAGAGATAGAGCACAAGATATACGCGACAATAGAGCAGAAGCTAGAGCAATAGCTGAATCACTTCGTCAAATAGAAATAACTAAGTTTGGTCAAGAGATGGCTGAAAAGAACTTTAACTTGCGTGAAGACCAGTTTGAAGAGCAGATGAGAGCAGCAGGTGTTGCTGAAGACTTAGCACAAAAAGGATTTGATATTAAAGAACGTGCGGCAGACTTAGCGTATACACAAGCAGTTATAGACATGATACCTTCATCTTTACTTGGTGCTTTATCAGGAGACTCAGGCAAGGCTGTACCTATTGGCACTAACGCTACTGTAGCTGTGTCTAAGAAGTTTACTGCTAATTACAACACTAAGTTAACTAAACAAGAACAAGAATCTCCATTCTTTAAAGCTGCTATATCTAGTCCTTCAGCACAGGCATCGTTACAAGCTTTTGTAGATGCACAAGCTAAAAAAGGTAATGAAGTACAGTTAAATGAATTACCTCAGTACTTTAGTTACTTAGGTCAAGTAGAAGGTAAGAACGAGGAAGAAGCTTTAGAAATTGTAAAGGATATGATGAAGGGTGATGGATTAGAGAATCCAGAAGCTATGGCTAAAGGTCTAATGGTTCTTAAAGGGTACAGACCTACTGAAGAGTTATTCCAACAAACAGGTACACCTCCAGACGCTAATGAAGTTACTAAAGGTGAAGGCATCTGGAAGACTGCTATAGCTAACGAAGCTCGTATAGCTGTTGGTGAGATAACAGATGAAGATAAAAAAGATAAAGTAGAAAGAGCATTAGCATTTATTAAAAAAGATAAAGATGATGCTAGAGGCTATCAAATACTAGCTGATTTAAACTACGGTATATCTATACAATCTGAGTTTAACTTAGATAAAAACCCTCTTGTTCAGTCATTTTATGGAGAACCTGTAGAGGCTGAAGTTACTAGCGGTGGTGGAACTGGTGGTGGAACTGGTGGTGGAACTGGTGGTGGAACTGGTGGTGATACTCAAACTGATCTTTTAGAGAATAGTAAGAGCAATCCTACTGTATTCAACTCTCCTGAGGACATACAAGAAGCTAGGTTAAAAGGATTCTCAGGGTTTGTTAAAATGGGTAACAAAGTATTTGAAGTAGACCCTTACTCAGAAGAAGAAAACTACCCTAATAACATACCTGCAGGTATGGGTACAACACCTATTGTAACTGACGAAGACCGAGAGACACTAAGGTTGGAGGCAATGGAAAAAGAATTAGCTGAAATGAAGAAGTTTGAAGAAGAGGATAACCTTAAAGAATCAGGTGCAGTAGAGAAGATCTTTGATAAGCAAGCAGAAGGCTTATCTAGAATGGGCAAAGGAACTACTGAAGAACAAGTAGAGGGCAGTAAACCTGGAGAGAAAGTAATAGATTTAGATACGTTTGTAGATAGATCATTTAAAGGTGAAGGTACTGTAGAAGAGCCTATGGATTTAGCAGAAGCAAACGCTACTGTAGTAAGTGATAAAGTATTTGATGTAGTAGATTCTATACCTCCTAGAACACCTAAGAGAAATAGAGTTAAGTGGGCTATGGAAGAGTTCAAGAAAAGATATAAAAACGCAACTATCCATATGAGTGAGGATGAAATAGAGGCACGAATAAAATCATTAGTTAACTCAAACCAATAAAGGAATAAAGTATGCCGGCAAGAGCACCTGTTGGGTTAGAGACAGCACAAGATCGTCTTGAAAGATTAAATAAACCAGTATTCTCACCTAGTACAGATTTAGAAGTACCTACGTGGATGAGACTAGTAGATGAGGAGCCAGAAGTAGCTCCAGAAGCCCCTGTAGAAGCCGAGGAGAGCGATGAGCTTCCTTCATGGATGAGAGTAGTTGAAGAGGAAGAAAAGGGTCTCACAGAGCTTCCTTCATGGATGCGAGAAGTAGATGTTCAAAAAACTTCTACTATTGAAACTATTGAATCAAACAGTCTGCTGGACGAGGACGGACTGGTTAAACTACCTAAAGGTGTTGAAGCTTTTACATATTCACAAGATGATATGTCTGAGCGTGATGAACTCTTTAATCCTATCAACGACTTTGTTAAAGCTAGGTATGGTATACAAGCTGTTGAGAATAAGAGTAGAGAAGAAATTGTAGATACATTCCTTAACAATAGACGAGGAGTATCTGCAGGTAATTCTATTAAAGCTATAGCCGAAGTTGATTGGCTAATGGATGCTAAGAAGGACCCTGAGAAACTACTAATGGCAGGTAAAGCATACTCTATCTTTGAAAAGATGGAAGGCTTAACTGGTGAAGGTGTTACTTGGAGTGAATTTGGAGAAGGTATTAAAGACTACGTAGGTTCTGTTATACTCGATCCTGTGAACTTGGTAGGTGGGTTTATAGGCAAAGCTGTAGGTGGTACTGCAGTAAAAACTTCTGTTATGACTGCTGAGAAGTTAGCTATGAAAGAAGTAACTAAGCAACTAATGGCAGGTGCTTCTAAAGAAATAGCTGCTAAAGCAGGTACTAAAGTTCTTAAATCAGCCGCTAAAGTAGCTACTGTTAATACTACTAAAGAAGTAGCTGAGTTTTCTGCTAAGATGGTGGCTAACAAAGGTCTAAAGAAAGTACTTAATAAAGGAGCACTTAAAGAGATAGCTACTGTAACAGCGTTTGATGCAGCTACAAATGGTGGTTTTGAGTACCTATATCAACGTGCATTAGTCGACACTGACGTACAGGAAGAAATTAGTACAACTGCTGTTGGTATTGCTGCTTTGTCAGCTATGGCTATGGGTACAGTACAAGCAGGTGTAGTACTTAAACGTGGTACATCTGACACAGCCCTTATTACTGAGACTGTAAAAAAGGTATCCCCTAAACAGATAGCTAAAGAAATGCAAGATGCTATCAAGTCTTTTGTAGAAAAAGAACCAGAAGGTACAACTACTTGGTTACAGAAGGTTAAGTCAGGAGACGATATCACTAAAGGTGATACTGACTTCTTTATTGATGTACTACTAGGTATATATAAAGGCGAAGGTGAAAACAACCTTAAGGGTCTCGCGCAGATCATGCAAGAGGGTGGCTACTTATTTAGCAAGCGTACTGATGACGATAAGATATCAAACTGGATAGCTGACTTTATGAAAGAAGAGCTAGATCAAACTGATATTGATGGTATTATGAAAGCATTTGGCGGTAAAGCTAAACGCAAGAATACTAAGATTACACCAGAAACATTTGGTGATGCTTTTGCCTCTAGAATGAACGCAAGTGCTCGTAGTATGAATAGTGTTATGCAGGTTGCTAAGAGACTAGATGTTAACGTAGAAGATTTAGATATGGACAGCTTTATGAAAGAAGCTCTAGACTTAAATCTTATGGATGATATTGTACTACAGAAAGATAAGTTTAAACCAAGAGGTGCTGTTGCATCTAACATATCTGAGCTTCAAAACAAATTTATTAGATCACTAGTGTCTCATCCTTCTACTTCTATCTTAAACGTACTAGGTTATGGAGCAGCAGCAGGTTTAGATATATCTACTGATGTAACACTAGCTTTATTTAAAGGTGGTAGGGGAACACTGCAGTCAGTGTTAGGCTTTGCAGATGCAGGTGCTAAGAATACTTTTGTAGCTAAACAATTATTATTATCTGCTAAAGATCGTGTTAAGTTTGCGTTTGATAATGATATGACATATGCAGCTTATAAGAGTGCACTGCAAAATAACACGGGTGCTTTAGACAAGCTTAATCGTACATTGTCTGGTGGTGTTGAGATCAGTAACACTACGGAGCAAATGGCTTCGTTAGGTAAAGGTGCTTTCTTACAAGACAAATCAGATACTGTTATCAATGCTGTACAAAGAGCTACGTTTGTTAATGCTCAAGATGCTTATACTAAGTCTCAAGAGTATATAGGTCAAATGAACAAGCAACTAAGACTTAAGTTTGGTAAGAGTTGGAATGAGTTCTACACTAGCCCAGAAGCTGTTAAGATCATGGCTACTAAAGAATACAAACAAATGGAAATAGATGCTGTAGCTAAAACTATGGAAAATACATTCTCTAAGTCATACAAGAACCGTACTAAACTAGGTGAGCTTGCAGGTTTCGTAGAAGATGCACGTAACATCCCAGGTCTTGGTTTCATGGTTCCGTTTGGTAGGTTCTTTAACAACACTATAGACTTTGGTATTAAAAATACACCAGTACTTAATATAGCAGTTAAAAAGATTAGTGGTAAGTATAACGATGTGCCTATAGAGGAACTAGCGGCAAGAGGTGCTGTGGTTACTGGTTTAATATACACAATGGCTCAAGACGAACAAGAAAACCGTAAGGCAGGACTAGGATTATATGATAACATAATAGATGGTCAAGTTGTATCACAACAGTATGATTATCCTATCTCCTTATTCAAAGCAGCTGCCCGTGTAGTATCTTACCACATGGCAGGTGAAGAAGTTCCAGAAGAAATACTAGCACAAATTGGTAAAGACTTTGGTGGAGGTGGGCTTACACGTAACCTCACTAAGACTACTGGTGAGATTGCTGACTTCACTATGGCTATTCTTAAAGGTGAGATAGATAACGCTTACGATGAAGGTTTAAATGTTGTAACAGAAATATCTGCACAAGCTATATCTGGTTTTGTTAGACCTCTAGAGCCTATTGATACTGCATTTGGTTTAATTATGGATATAGACCAAAGCCCTAAAGACTTAAAGCAGATAGAAAGTAGACTAAATAGAACTATCGCTGAGTCATTTAAATACGTTGATTCTTTCACTGACTTCTTGACTACTGGTGAGAATATGCCAACTAAACAATCTTCAGCAGCAGGTGAAACTAAACAACAGTCTGCTAAAAACGTAGGTGTTAGAACTGTAGAGTTAACAAACACACAACGTGTTATGAACTTAATGGGATTAGACCAGTGGAAGATTAATGCTCCTTTGTCTAAAGACAAAAAGAGAATGATACCGGAGGCTGTTAATGAATATCAACGCCAGATGTATCAGTCTATAGAGGAATGGTCTACTAAAAAGATGGAAAGTATGAAGTTCCGTAGTCTACCACAAGATGAACTACGCATAATATGGAAAGATAAAATGAAAGAAGTTAAGGAATTAACTAAACTTCGATTAGTAACGAGATATGACGGAACAGGCACAACATTACGTAGTCAGTATGACCTAGTTTCTAAATATTCTGCTGATGATATTAAAAAGGCTATGTCTGATTTAGAGTTAGGCGATAACATGGGTGACCTTAGTGAAGGTCAGTTGATGTTAATAGATTCACAGTTAAAAACTGCTGATACAATTAAACGTATGAGAATAGACCCAACAATGTTCTAGACAAAGAAAAACCCCCAACAGTAATTAAACTGAAGGGGGTTAAGTTTGTTTACTTTTTATATTGAAGCAAAAGGTCCACATACCTGTATGCTTCTTGTACGAGTTCTTCTGCTCGATTACCTCCACTGGAACCTAGCAGTCCAGCTAGGACTGAAGCTGCTAGTTGTTCTTTATGAGAGGAGAGACTCTTAGGAACATTCACAGTGGTTGTTTCTTTAGATTTAATAAAGGCTTTAGCCTCTTGTTCCAGACTAGGAGCAGGGGGCTTTTTGCGTTTGGTAGTCATCAACATATTCCTTTAATTGAATATAAGGGAGTGTATCATAAGAACACCCTTTTGTCAAGGTCTAATATGTGTTAACTATTTCGTCAACAATACCATGTTTAACACACTCCTCTGGAGTAAGCCATTCATCAGTAGGATGTAATAGATTCTTACGAATATACTTCTCTGACTTTTTAGTACACTTCTTGTAGTGATTGATCATACGATCACCTGCTAAATCAAACTCTTTAATCATTGCATGTAGTTCATGTTCTTTTCCTTTAGAACCCCATGAGTACTGATGTGACATAACAGACGTGTTGTGTGTTAATAGTCGACGACTACCTGCCATTATAGTTAGTACTCCACAAGAGGCAACCAGACCCTTACCTATTGTTACTACAGGTATTTCTGACATCTTTATTGCATCAATAAGGTGAAAGGCTGAGTGTACTGAACCCCCTGGGCTATTGATTACCAATGTAATTTGATCTGGTCTTAAATCCTCTGGCATTAAATTGTATTCATATATAGCAGCTACTAGAGGCATAATCTTTTCTTGATCAAACTTATCTATTAGCATAAGCATACCGTGCTCTCTTAAGTAAGAACCAGGAGGTAGCATTGCAGGCTCTGGTTTAGCCTCCTTTGTTGTAACCTTAGTTGTTTCTTTTATAGTTTTCTTAGCCATTTCTAATATATTCACTATATCTTCCTTTATTTATTATTTAAACTCTTTGGTCCTTTCCAAGTGTCTATTATGAGACCTGGGTTGTTGGAACCGTCTTTAACTTTAGAAAACTTACCTTCTTGGGTAGAACCTCTTTGCTGTTCTTCTTTACCTTTTTGTAACTCCTTGGCTGTGTCCTGATTGTAGGGTATTACATGTAGTCTATTACCTGCTTCATCAGTCCATACCCAAACGTATATCTTATCTACTTGGGACATATGATGTATATACACAAATTTATCTGCAGGGTACTTTTCTATAGGCTTACCTAGTTGTAGTATGTAATGTGCTTGAGTAAGTAAACCTAAAAGAATTGTAGCTGATAAAGCTAAAGCTTTAATAAATACATTTAACCTAGAATAAAACATTAAAAATACTACAAAAGTGCTTAATAGTAAATATACTATATATATGTTAGTCATTAGAACCCACCTCCCTGTCCTGCATGTTTCTTTCTTAATCTGACTTGTATATCATCTCTGACTTCTACAATTTTACCATCTAATACTTTAAAAACAAGTATAGTTCGTTCTTGAAAGTATTTAAGTATTGTAGATGTATCAGCAAGTATCTTGAAAGGTTGTATACTTGTTACTCGTACAAAAACCTCTTGCTCAAGATCAGTTACTTTGATATTAACAGGGTCAGTAGGTCTTCTTTTACCTCTTGCATAAAAATGAACATTGACTATATAGTCTCCGTCAGGTAAACTCGACATAGTAGTAATCTCATAATTACGTTCTACTATTTCTACTTTTCCATTAATCTCATATGTATCTGTCTGGAAACCTAAATCATCCCTTTTTAAAGTTATATACCCATTAGTTTTGTTAGCATAATATACAACTTGATTATCAGGTCCTTTTAAATATAAGTCTATATCATGGTAGCTTTTGTCATCCCACGATATTTCAAACATTACTTTTACAGGTGGGTCAACTACTCCCTTTTTAGATATTGGATTTATTAGTAAAAATGAAATAACAAACAGACTAGTAAACCCAATGAGTAAATTAAAAAGTAAGTCAACAAAAGCTAGATTACTATTATACTTTCTCATATTAATCTCCTAGTATAACTAGCTGTAGCTTTAACCATAAAGAGGCTATGAGACCTACAAGAGACGTTATAAGGGCTGTAGACATTCCAGTAGCCAATAGACCTATAGCATCTGTCATACTCTCTACTGAGCTTGTGTCTATGTCTGTAAAGCTTTGACCTAATACCATAAGAAAACCGAATAAAGTTCCTACCATACCTATAGATAAAACTGCGTCTGATGCAAACCAATGCATATCAGTCCTTTTGAAAAACATAGATGCTGATGTTGCAAGAGAAATGCCTATTATAAAAAAAGTAAGATATGTACTATCTGATGTTAATAGTTTATTAAATAGATCAAACTTAATGTGACCTATAATTAGAGCTAATATGCCTGAGTTAGTGACGAACCACCATTTCCATTTATTCATTATCGACCTCCTGTTAGTAAGTGAAGTCTAAGTGGGTTATAAAGCCTGTCAGACATCCAGTTTTTAGGTAGTGTTTTAAAACTTGTGTATTCTTTATCTTCCATTTCAAATAGTTTTAGATCATCTAAACTTAGTACAAGAAAGTCTTTCTTACTAGTTATCTGAGATATAATAAAGTTAAGTTGAGCTGTGTAACCCATATTAAAAGAGTAGATAGAATCTATAGAACCAAAGAGTTGACCTGCTCTCATGCCTTCATTAAAGTCTCTTCCTGACTGTTGCGCCCAAGCTACATGAAAACCTAATATACCGTAGTTGTACTTGTTTGTACCACCTAAGTAAGCGACAGCACAGGCACTGAGACATCTATCTCCTTTTTTGACTACAGTGCTCATCTTGTTTTTACGTATAGTATAGCCTATTTGATAGCCTTCTATAGCAGCTCCTCCGTCAGAGTTAAGCCGTATAGACTTTATACCTGTTCTATCTACAACTCTCTGTAACTCTTTGTAGTCATCATTTTTAATCTTACCCTCAAGAGTTATCTGAGAATCACTGTGAGTAATATCAGCTGAATGTGCTGTCATAGGCACACCTACAGTTAAAGCTAATGATATTAATATAATTATCACTACATACTTCATAACTTATCCTTACCCTTTAAATGGTTTATACGCATTTCTGAATATCTTATTACTTTTTGTAAATCTATAATCTCTGACTCAGTAGAGTCTTTACCTTCATACGATTTAAACCCTGCTCTAACAACATACTTTATTATGTTACCTCTCCAAAACTCAAACTTGTTACGCATTATAAATTCAATGGGTTCTATTACCCAACGTGAGTAGTGTTGTGGTTCTCTCACTATCTCTTCATTCTTTTTCTTTTTAGCCATATTTTTGCCTCCGCAAACTTTACATTTAAAACCTTTAAGTGTGCTATCTCCACACCATGAACAATCTGGAGCCATTATAAACCCTCTTTGTAAAATACTCTAACCCAACTTGCACAAATATCTGATCGTACAATATCGTCCAATGAAAACTCAACGATAGGCACTGGTAAGCTATGTTTCTTAGCTAGGTGGGTTATCTTAGTTAAACCATCGCCATCTTTAAGATCAGTCTGCTGTATATCCCCATTGAGTACTATAGTAGAACCCTCCCCTACCCTAGTGAGTAGCATTTTTAGTTCATGTGTAGTTATATTCTGAGCTTCATCACATATGATAAAAGCGTTGTCGAATGAACGTCCTCGCATCATAGCAAGAGGAGCCATGTCAATATTACCGTTCTTTATACCTGTCTCAACAGCACCTCGTCCTAGGTGTTTGATTAATACATCAATAACTGGTAAACCCCAAGGAGCTACTTTTTCTCCCAAGTCTCCTGGAAGAATACCTATTTCTCTTCCAACAGAAACCATAGGACGAGTAATAACAATTTTATCTATATCTTTTTTAATATACAGGTCAGCCGCCATCGTAGTTGTTACATAAGTCTTACCTGTACCTGCAGGTCCAAATACAATAACTTGGCATGACGACTTTATAGAATCAATAAGTAGCTTTTGATTTTCATTCTTAGGTAGAATACCAGAAGTACGTTTATTATTAGCACCTTTGTATTTAGTCTCTCGTTTTTTACTTTTAGTTTTTGGTTTTTGTTGGGTCATAATCTTTCCTGTTAAATGAAAAGGGAGCAACCTAAGTCACTCCCTAATAGTATCATACTTATAGTGTTGTTGTCAAGGTTATTCGCAAGTACGAAGACCTGTAGCAGGATCAAAATAACAAGCTCCACCTTCGTCAATGAAGTTATCTTCCTCTACTTCTGGCTCTACTACAACGTCTTCTGTTGCAGCTGCATTTAAAATTCCGAAACGCTTTCCACTGGCACGGAAGGTAGTACAACCTGATGAACCACCATCATAAGCAGCCATGTATACATCCTTGAACTGTTCCCAAGTAACATCATCTCCAACATTACAAGTCTTAGAACAAGCACTATCTACATACTTAGATGCTAGGTTAAGAACCTTAACGTGATCGAACACTGATAGTGAATCAGCAGTCTCACCCTTTACACCAAATACTCGGTAGCCGTAGTCTTCGACACGTTCAATGATTGGGCCATCAAAGGTTTGTATGGTTCTATCATAGAAGTGAGAAAATACTGGTTCTATACCAGAGCTGACATTATCAGCTGAAAGACTGATAGTACCAGTAGGAGCGACAGACAAGAGATGGCTATTACGGATGCCGAAACGATCAATGTCGTCACGAATATCTGTAGGTAATGTTTTAGCAAATTCACTATTTAAATATTCCTTTTCGAATAATGGAAAGGGTCCCTTTTCTACAGCAAGGCTTATTGATGTTTTGTAACATGTATCTCTAATAACTTGCATTATTTCTTCTAGATCATTTAAGAATCCTTCTGAACCGTAAGGGTTGCCAAGTGCTTCAAGAGCATTAGCTACACCAGTTACACCTAGACCCATACGTCTCTTACTCTGAGCTTCCAGCTGTTGAGCTGGTAAAGGGTATGTAGCTCTATCTACTACATTATCCATTGCTCGTACGACGTGTGGAATATCATGCTTTAGTTTCTCTAAGTTAAAACTAAAACTAGAGTCAATGTTTTTCTCAACATACTGTGTTAAGTTAAATGAACCTAATAAACATGCACCATTAGGTGGCAAAGGTTGTTCTCCGCAAGGATTCGTGGCTGCTATATACTCACAATAATGTAAGTTGTTCTTACGATTGATACGATCAATAAACAAGATACCCGGTTCAGCCCAGTCCCATGTAGAACGTAAGATGTCATCCCACAAAGCTTTAGCTCTTATAGTGCTATATACTCTTCCATCAAACACTAGATCAAAGTCAGCATCATCTTTAACTGCTTGCATAAAATCATCAGTAACACCAACAGACATATTAAACTGAGTTAAACTAGTGCTGTTGTTTTTAGCTTTGATGTATTCTTGAATATCTGGATGATCGACTCTTAAAACTGCCATCTGTGCGCCCCTACGGTGGCCTGCAGAGCTTATAGTTTTACATAATGCATCAAAGATACCCATGAAGCTAAGAGGGCCGCTAGAACGACTGTCTAGGCTCTTGATAAGTGCTCCGTGTGGACGTAGTGTGGAGAAGTCGTAACCTATACCCCCACCCAGTTGCATAGTCTTAGCAGCTTCTGTTGCTGCTTTCATAATACCTTCCATACTATCTTCAATAGTCATTGATACAAAACAGTTGTAAGGTGTTACTCTGCGTGGTGAACCCATTGCAGATTGTACTCTACCTGCAGGTAAGAAGCGTTGATCTAACAATATGTCTCTAAAGTTGTTGTAATGATCTTCGTTATCTTTAAGTGAGTCAGCTACCCTTGACATAGCTTCTCTGAAACTTTCACCTTTAGAGCGATATTTCATTGCATGTATTTCTTCTGATATCCCTAGGCTTGGTCCTTGGTGGTTTTTAATACTCATATGTTAATCCTTTTTAAATTCTTTATCTATTAGTAGCATTACGTAATGAAGAGACTGTGATTCACTTATCACCATTTGCTTCGTAACCTTCACCTCTACGTCTGAAGTCTTCTCTCATCCAAACTAAATTGTCAATGTCACCACGAGTTAATCCAATGTCACTTAATTCTCTATTAGACAAACGATTAAGATGCTTAATAGTATCTCTGTGCATTTGCCATGTCATTAAGTAATTCCAGAACCTGTACACCCATACAAATGGTGATCGTATACAATTGCATACAATACGCCTTGCTTTACTGTTTAATATTCTTTTAATCATCTATTGTCTCCTGATCCAGAGAGAACACCACGTTCTTGTCTATCGTTAAGTTTAATCATGTTAAGTTCTAACACGTCATGTAAACTGCTGCCGAAGTAGTTCGCCAGAGCTGTTAAGTAGAATGCAACATCACCTAATTCTTTTATAATGTCTTGAGCTTCTACTTTAGTGTTGTCACGTAAGAGCTTCTTAATCTTTTCAGCTATCTCACCTGACTCTCCGATAAGACCTAAGGTATTTTCAATTAGCCTAGTTTCACCTTCTGTCATTACCTTACCCTCTACCCATAAAGAGTATTCATCTATATTTCTTGTCATCCAGTCACCTCTGTAACTTCCATAAACTCTATAACACCATCTTCTAAATCATAGAGAACACCTAGTACTTCATCCTTAACAAGGTCTTCCCTATCAGTCTGCTCTAAGTCTAATACAAACTGATCTGCATCCATTCTAACTTTAAATGTTACTTCAAACTCCACACTAACCTCCATAAGTTTGTCTAAGAACGTCTAGTGATACCCACTGTGCATCGTACTGACCATCCATAATGTTACGCTTTATAAGCACTCCTTTCCACCATTCACCATTAGACTGACCTGCCCATGTTTCTTCCGCACCTTTGTAACAGCCAACTACAGCACCGATACCCCCATTAACACCTACGTCTTCTTTAAAGTACATGTCACGTTTGTGGCTGTGTCCAACAGTAGCTGAACGGTAACGCTTCTGTAGTAAAGCGTAAGCGTGATGAACACCACTGATTGCTCTACCAAAGTTACCTGCGCCGATGTAGTGTGCATAGTCTACACCATCGTAGTTGTAGATAGCAGGTGCACCATTCTGATACTCATGGTACTCATCAAAATACTTCTTAGTACTTAAGTGTTTAAAAGAGATACCATACTTATCACCTTCTAGTCTAGGGTCAAAAGCAATAGCTGTTTTAATACGTGCTTCGTGATTACCTTCAAAGCCATACCACTTTGGTCTTCTACGTCTTTGCTGTCTAAACCTATAACGTAGAAGGTCTTGAGACTCAATGTAAGAATCAATATCTCTCTCGTAGTTTTGAGATACAACAGCCTCTGGTTTACGTGTATCGTAAGAGTTTAGGGACTTCATGTCTGCTCCATCACCTAAGTCTATACAATAGTCAGGTTTAATATCATAGATCAAACCACCCAACCAATCAAATCTTTCATTAGAAGTTTCTGGTGTTGCGTGAGCACACGACCAAACAATTGCTGTTTTACCCATTGCTGATTTACTTATAGTCATTTCTTTTCCTCTTCTGTCCATTCCTCAGGAATGATTTTGTCTGAATATAGAAAGCCATTTTTAATACACCAATCTCCGTAGGTGCTTTTAGCTCCCTTATAGAGCTTGGCTCGTGAGTTGTTAAATACAAAACGTATATCATGTTCTGGAAACTGCTTTTGTATTTCTTTATGTTTACGTCTATCTGTAGAAATAAAGCGTCCTTTAGTTTCGATTATAATACCATTGTCAAGAACAAAGTCAGGTGTATAGTTTCTAACTTTCATATCTATCCACTTAATCTTAGTCTCTTCATATGTGAATTTGATACCACGTTCTTTGAGATTAGTAGCTGTTGATTCTTCTAACCCTGATCTATAACCTGCAGCTATACCACGAAACCTACTTCTTTTAGCCATTAGAAATCCTCCACTTCATTAACTTTTATTTCTTTCTTAACCTTAGTTAAATACTGAGGACCATATGAGTAAGCAAACTTACGTAACCCAGGCCAACAAGCCTTCTTAAATTCACAGTAAGAACACTCCATACATAGTTTCTTATTAGGAGATGTTTTACTTTGTGGTTCATCTTTGTAAGCACGAGTAGGTGGTACTTTATTCTTTACCATAACCTTAATTGCTTTTATCTCTTCTTCTTTAGTCTTAAGCTCCTCAATAAAGTCATACATGTCTAAGCATATATGTCCATTTACTTTATCTATAACTAAAAATGCACCATGAGTTTTGTTAGTAACCAGTGGGTCATCTTTAGCCGCATAGACATATGAAGATAGTTGAGAGATGTAACCGAAGGGGTCTTGTTCTCTTAAGTTACCTTCTTTGAACTTCTTAAAAGAGTAAGGAGATGCAGATTTGACATCAACAGTCATACCATCAATTACACAATCTCGTCTACCTCTGATACCATGAGCATCCATCTTGTCTTGTTGACCAACAACCTCGTGTCCTGCTTGCTGTGCGATACCTAAAGCAAGTTCCTCAATCATGTCTCCATAAAAGAACTTGAGCAGTGCGTTGGCTCCTAAGGCTTCTGCCTTATCTGTTTGATTAATCTTGTACCATAACTTACGTGAGCATGGTGTACCTAGTGATGACATAGACAAATAACCCCTAGGTTCTTGTGGGGCTTTAAACCTATCATAAGCCATCTGTGCTATGTTAGTTCCAACCAGTTGACCAATAGTATTGTCCCAACCTTCGTTACCGTATATCACGCTCTCCATATCTTGTACAAGTGTAGCTATTTGTTTAGCCATTGTATTTCCTTCTGTTAGAGGTGAGAAAGGGCGCAAGTGCGCCCCTCCAAGTAATTACCGAGGGCCTTGCTCTCAGAATGGAATATCCCCTGGAGTTGCCTTATTAGGTTTAGAAGAAGGACTTGGTGTTGCATTAGCGTAGTTCTTAGGTTGAATGCCCGATGATACTCCACCACCGTCGGATTCAAAGACTACATGATCAATAACTTGAACACCACTTAGTCGAGAACCTACGCCCATTTTAGTATCGTATACATCAACGTACACAACACCTACTGAGCCGTTGCCAATCATACCGTCAGCATCTGTCCAAGCGTCACCACTTGCATTGAATACCTTTGGTGCACCTGCCGCCCACTCACGATCAAACTTATCTTTCCAAGGGCGTTTAAACTTGACACGAGTACCGCGTCCGTCTGGGTCAGGCTTACCCTGTTTTCGTACACCAGAGTCTTTCATCATCTTGAACGTAGCATCGTCCATTATAATATCAACAGTTGTAGCACCATCTGTTTCTGTGTCGTACTCACCGTTGTCTCTGTTACCTTCAAATAGTTTAGCCCATTCTAAGATACCTGTTAGTTCTATTGTTTTAGTCGCCATATTTTATCTCCTATAGCTTTGTTGTTGTTCTGCAATTATACCAGAAATTTAGTGATATGTCAACAGGTCAATGTGTATCATACCACGATTTTCCTATATCATAAGAACCTGGGGTTGGTATCTTGAAACCTAGCTCAACACCAGTTTCCGACATAGTAGTAGCAATCAGTTTACCTAGATGTTCAGCCTCATCACGAGTGCCTATAACTTCTACTTGGTATTCATCATGCACAAAAGCACACATCTTGAAGTTGATACCCTCGGCTCTAGCTTTCTTGTGAAAGTTGAGAAGAGTGTACTTCATCAGGATAGACTCACCAGATTGTAGTATACCTGCTAGAGTCTTGTGCTCATTGGGTACGATAACCTTACGACCATCGTAACCTGTAAAGTACCCTTTATCAGCGATATAAGGAACCATACGTTTCTTGAGAGGCGACAAACCGTCAATGCTTTGCTCGAAGCGTTTCATAGCCGCCGATGCTTCTTGTACACCAACCTGCATAATACTAGCAGTCTTGGCAACTCCTGCACCTAGTAGCCATCCATATATGAATGTCTTAGCCATATCACGAGTAGCGTGTGGTATACCTAAAGCTTTCTTGTTCATATTGTGAATGTCTGTCTCGTTCTCTTTCTTACCTTCCATGATAGCCTTAGCATACATATTAGCATCAAAGTGTCGCCACATGTAATCAGCAAGTACTCGTAACTGGATACCGTCTGCATCACAACCCACTAAGTAACTGCCCTTAGGAACTGTCCAACACTGACGTAGTTGATGATCATACTTAGCTTTGATCTCGTCAACTGCATTACGCGGTGTACCATGAAAAGGTGAAGCAATGTTGGCGGTGTTTGGATTGTTGTGTGCACAACGTCCTGTCCATGCGCCAATATTATTGATAGTACCATGTATACGACTATCATCACATACTTGGTTAATCCACTCAACTAGGGAAGACCTACGGCCTTCTAACGTAAGCCACTGAGCAAGTGACTTAGCACCCCTAGGTGCTGTATCAGGTAACGTCGATAAGTTGTCTTCTGATACTGTGTACCCATAACGCTCAAGAGATTGTTTCTTCTCGTCATAGAATTTCTGATCCATCTTAGTAATTTTCTTACCATAAGGGTCTCCTACTTTAAGTCTATTGAACTTGTTGTGAGTTGCAGTCTTCTCAAAAGGTTTCCAACCTGCATCCCATAACACGTCTACACGATCTTTGGAAGCCCCAGGGTTGAAGCTAATAAAGTCATAACAGATAAGGTCATCACCTTGCCTATCAGTAGCCGCATACTTTTTCTTAGCATTGATGACGCTGGAAAACAACGTACCATCTTTCTTCTCACGATACTTGATAGTGTTGACTGGAAGTAACTTAGGTGGGAAGTCTTCTTGAAATAGTTCTTCAAGCTCAGCCTTCTCAACTAGTACACTGTCTAGTAAACTCTGTGCTAGTTCATGGTCAAAGTGAAAGCCATAATACTTACTACGTACTAACTCAATCTGTACATCATGCTCAGCTCTCATTGCTTTAGCCCAGTCTTTGTCATAAAGTATAGGACTGAAGTGATTGAACAAAGCCTCAGTAGTGTCAAGATCACCATACCAGTAGTCAATCATATCCTGATTGAAGTTGGCAAAGTCGTCGTAGTCACCTTTGTAAACACCTAGGCGTATGCCCCAACTTTTGAGAGAGTGCGGACCTTTACCACCGGCAGGTATAGCTATATCATAATCAACTGTACGAGATACAATCAATGTGTCAATAACTTTACGTGGGTCAAGAGGTACGTCTAACCATTGATTAAGAATAGGTAAATCATACTGTATAAAGTTATGACCAACCATCTTGTCAAGGGATTGATGCCACTCAGTAGCTTCCTTTCTTGCTATAGGGTCTGTATGTATATTCTCGAACTTAAAGACTTCGCCAGTATCTTGCATCTTACCACCAACTAACCAGATTTTATCTGGATGTTCGATAGAGTTAGTTTCAATATCACAGAATGCTATACGTGCCATAATGTCTCCTTAAAGTTCAAAGTTAAAGTAGTCAATAAGTAATAGTTCTAATTCATCTTGCAACCTCTCAATTACATTTGGATCATCTTCGTGTTTAAGGGCGTGAGCTAACTGATTCTCTGCTACACTTACACGAGCCTCAAGTTGTTCAAAGTAAATCTCTTTACTATCGTCATACTGGTCTAACTCTTCATCACTAAGAGTGTCAAAGTAGTCAACACTTGAGTATAAGTTGTCTACACTTATATTATAGTCATCGTCATCATAATCATCAGACACCATTGAAAGTCTCCTCTGCTAGTATTGTAGTCTCTGGTTCGTAATAAATAGAACCTGCTTTACCTAACCTACTAAAAGGTCTGTTCTTATCAACGATAAAGTTAGTTGTGTTCCTTATGTCTTCGTCCTCAGACTCAGTATCACGCTCTAACTTTAAACAGATAATAGCTTCTTCTTCAAGAGAACCTGCATACTTGGTACGACCATCATCATTGACTTGTGAGATGAAGATAACACCAATGTCTAATTCTTTAGCTAACTGAGCCATACGAGAACCGATAGCTGTTAGCATTGAAGTAGCACCATCAGCACCTCCCTGAGATAGGTAGGCTAGACGTTGTACGTGGTCAATAAATACATAGTCAACACCATAGACTGTAGCCGCCATCCTAACGTAGTCTAGAAGTTTCATAGGGTCGTCGTGTGATCTAAGTTCAAAGACTACAGTACGGTCATCAGCCATCTTTTGAGCCGCCTTGATAACATTATTCTCGGTGATACCATTAGTTGCAGCATCCTCTTTAGTACGAACATTAATACCTAACTCATAGGTAGCCATAGCACGATAAGTAGTTGACCTCATTTCTTCCATGTGCATCAGACCTATCTTAACCTTAGGGTCATTAGCAAGTAGTCCACATTCAAAAAACCTAACCATCTCTGTCTTACCGCCACCGCGTGGTGCTTTAACAAAGGTTAACCCACCCTTAACAAGACCTCTAATCTTATCATCTAGACCACTGTGTCCTGTAGGTACATAGCTGTAAGGATTCTCTTTCTTTATTGTTTCCTCAATGTCTAGATCACCGATGTAGAAGTTGTCTGGTGAAAAACGCTGTGGCTTCTTGGCTGACCACATCAAGTCGTCTTTATCACCTGACATCAAGAACTCGTTAGCGTCCTTATGTTTAGACATAGGAACAAAGAAGAACTTCTCTGGAAATAGTTGATATAACCTCTCTGCGGCAACTGAACCTGCATCGTCTAACTCACCTGCATATATAACTTCTTTAAAGCTGTTCATATACTCGAAGTTCTTTTTGATAAACTTTTCTGAGATAGATGCCCCAGGTATTGACTTTACAGGAAATGACTTACCTAGAACCTCAAAGAGTGATGCGGCATCAAACTCACCTTCTGTAATGTATAAACGATTAGATGAACCACTGTTAAAGTCTGGTCCAAACAGATCATCAAGAGATGACCTATCCTTTAACCAGAACTTCTTTTCGTCATAGCCCCTATACTTGACGTTGTTAGGCCACTTAAAGGCGTAACGTATTGGATTGTTATCAGCATCTAATTGAAGTTGAATACCATATAGTTGGCATACCTCTGCTGAGATACCTCTGATACCTTCAAAAGTACCTGAGACAATATCTACATTCATTATATTCTCCTTTCTTTTCTTAAGAGGATAGTCACTAGCTACCCAATCAAATATCTTTAGTTGGTTCATACCTGACATAGGGTAAGACCTAGAGCAACTGTGGCAATGGCCTACCTGATCATCCTCTTCCCAAGAGAAAGCATCAGATGAACCACAAGCCTCATATGGGCAAGGTTGATGAACTCTATTTCCCATTTAATCTCCTCCAATGTATCCACAGATCACCTCTGCTATCCACGTTTGTTTCGTAACCCAGATCGTGTAATTCATGTACGTCTTCACGATTAGTTAAGTGTTCTTTTATATAAGCACATTGTTTACCTTCATGCATTGCAGTAGTTATTGTATCCTGCAACCTTTTAGTTCTATAAGAGTAAGAAATGTCACTAGCATCTTCCGAGTTTGGTAAGTTAATCATATAAATCTATCCTCTACTAATGACCACTCAAATGGATTTCTATTATCAAAAAACCTTTTGTATTCAGTCTCATCAACTTCAACAACGATACCTGTATCTTTTTCACGAAGTGTTCTTACTCTCATCTTATCATCAATTCCTGTAAAGACTACAGTAAATATACCATTATCATTATCTTCAATTTCATAGTAGTCTCCGCTTGGCATTGTATCAAGCCATTTATAAAAGTCTTTCTTAAGCATTACACTGGTACTCCTGTTATTTCTTCTTTAATTATAAATAGGTGTCCATCAGCACTTATGATTTCTTCCTCACTATGCATTCTATCATCTGCATCTTCATCAAGGGGATGAGCTATATACACTACAAGGCCTTGTTCGTAAGCTGTTAGAGCTTTAGGCATACTATATGTCTGTATCTCTTCAGAATCATAATTCATTAATCTTCTCCTTTATCTGTTACTACTAAGTAAAGTATTATACATAGTATAACTGTAGTTGCTGTTAAAGCTAACATTGTTTATTCTCCTCTTAAACTTCTCCATGATATAGGGTAAAGACCCCTCATTATATCATCAATATTGTCAGCTATTATCTTTGTCTCTAACTGAGTATCTCTTGTACATCTTAAATTACACATATCGGCTAGGGCATCGAGACTACCACTCCAATACCACTCGGTCATTGTATTCTGGGGAAGTACCATACGAGCTTGTTCTGGAGTAACCCCTTGCATTAACATCTTCTTGTAGTCTTCTAAAGCTTTGTCTGTAATCTCTTTAGTGTATACACTTGGGAAGTACTGAGATTTAGATAAGCCTTGAGAGCCTTGTTTCTTGTCATCACTTCGACCACGCCAAACCTCAGGGATATAGAACTTTGGTTCATCATCTACATACCTACGGCTAATCTCATTCCAACGTAGGAACTTATGCTTGACTAATTGACGTGCTACAAAGATAGGAGCAGATACATGAAACGTAGCAAATGAATGTCCGAAGGGTGACATATGTTTATGTCTTGCTAAGTATTTTATTAACCTTGAGTCCTTATCTTCATCAAAGATACCGTGGTACTTTCCAAAACTAACTCTAGCCGCGTTAACTACAGACAGGTCACTACCCATATAGTCTATCAAATTTACATCCATTATATTCTCCTTTGTTATTTGGCAGGGGTAGTAGGAATCGAACCCACATCTACTGGTTTGGAATCAGTCGTTCTACCATTGAACTATACCCCTATTAAAAGTACTTAGAACCTCTCCACCCCTCAGGTTGCAATCTCCGTCTGGTGCTTCAAAGAGTATACATCGTCATGTACTAAGTACTCATAATAACAGTATGTGTACTATTATAAAGTAAAAGGGGAACTCTGTAAAGCCCCCCTTCTTTTATTTTTTGTTTATAGGTTAGGATCATTTTTTGATGCTACTATAATAGTTTTAACTAAATGATTGTGTCCATCTATTACATCATCAAGATCAATCTGTATGTTTCTAATAACCCACTGTTGATACACAACAATGCCTACTAGTATTCCTAGTCCTACTAGGATTGGGTCTATAACCATTATAAATCTCTTTCTACTATCCTATGAATTGTTGTTGTTTCTTCTATCTCTACATCTTGACCACATTCAAAGCAATAAGCTTCGTTTGCTATATCTTCTCCTACTTCGTCTATAATCATTTCTTGAGCGATGTAATCCCAAGAGACGAATGCTCTCCACTGTAGATCAGTAGAGTAGCAGTTGGTGCAGGTAAATTGCTTAGTCTCTTTCATTTTTTTTAATTATCCTTTGTTAAATCACGTTGTATTTGTAGACCCTTTAAAAGCATTGCTTCGGCATCTCCTTTTTTACCTCTCCTTAACCTCTCATATGCCCAACTTACCCAACTTGCTGCATCCTGTGACAAAAGCTCTGGTTTATCTTTAAGTGATGGTGGTGGTTTGTCTTCTGCTGTTGTTGTTGAACTTACTTTGTTATCGTTTAGGAATACCAGTAAGTCAGCTTTAGAGACTGGAACGTCAACCCCAATATAACTACCTTCAAGTTTTCTTGCAGTAGCTTGAGTACCTGCCCAGTCTCCACGTTTATTAGTATATAACTTCATATTACTTACTCCTTTAGATATACTTTAAGTATATACTTTAAGTAATACTTATCTCCTATATCTTTAGTAAGATAATATAAGTTAATACTTTAAGTATATAACAACAAGTTGTATTGTAACGATACTTGAATAACTTGTCAAGCACTATTTTAATCAACATACCAAGAAGTTACGTGATCAACTCCCTCAACGACTCCATCTAAGCCTTCGTAACCCTCAGATACGACAACTAAGTCACCTACTAGAGTGTTCTTCTCAGCGTATGTAATTGCTTTAGATAGTGAACTAGTAGTTGTTGACTCTACTAGTGATTTGTTTTGTTTTATTTCTACGATATAAGTAAATGACATTAGTGGTAGTTCCTTCTATATTGATCTATAATAAAGTGGTCTAGTTGTAGATGCTCGACAAGTATCTCAACATCTAAGTTTAAGTCGTATAGCATCTCTGCTAGACGTTTAGGGTGGTCAGCTACTAATCTCTCAATAGCTTCTATCTCCATCATTTCCTTGACATCCATATCCTGCTCCTCATGGCTGTTCCATATATTTAAGGGGGTAGGTTCACGTTCTATCTCTAACCGCCCCCAGTCGGCTTGTATGAGCTTCTCAAGCAAGTCTATTGCAAAGAATACGTCTTGTATCTCTTTGTTTGTATGTTGATTGTAATATCCAACACTAATGTTAGTACACTCTGACACAATCTCTGCATATTCCATAGAGTCTGTATAGACCCCATACTTGTCAAGTTCGTAGTTCCATTGATGACCTAGTATATCAATAAGTGAGTAAGCAAATATATCACTACTTGTACGTTCACCTGTTTGATGAGTTACCACACTAGTAGTGCCTAATCTATCAAAAGATATAACAGCATCAATATAGTCCAACCAAGGGTAGGTGTTTATCTCACTGTCTCTGTTTTGATAGTCAACCCAAGAGTCAACGATACCTCTTGAACCAAGGCCACCAATCTCTTCAGCCGCGTGACAAACATAGACACCTTCGACACCTGCTTTGATCATGTTTAACTGTAACCAAACACCAGTAGTACAATCAGCACCTAGGCACTCATTATCTATCTTAGTCTTTGACATGATACCAGTGTTATGATCCATGGTTACACTCTGCATACCCTCAGTCTTGTGAACTGTATCATAATGAGCTGCAAAAAGTACACGAGGATTATCACCTATAGTATGTATAAAGTTTCCAAATCTATCAGGATTACCAAATACAGGAAGCAAGAACCTATCAGCAAAAGCTTTTTCTGATGCACTGTAAGCAGGTCTTTTGTATGACATCATAGCAACGAGTTGTTGTATTAAGTCAAACTTGTTCATAGTAGTCATGCTGTCACCTCTTCTGGGTTGTCATGTTTATACATATCTAAGTATGCGTTAAATAAGTGATTAGGTATATACTCATCACTCTCCTCATGTAAGCTACAGTCACCAATGTACCAGAACTCTTCGACAAACTCCACAAAGACTGTTTCATCCATGTGCATATCGTGTTGTCTGATAATGCTTTCACCATTAGCATCTTTACCACAGTCCATGTAAGCATATACTGTATCCTCATTGTGAACAATCTCATCATTGATAGCACAAGTTGTGTAATGCTCATCAAAGCAATAGTTACAGTATGAGTCACCATCTGGTGTACTGTGCAACTCTTGCTCCATCTCTTGACAACATCCACATAACTGACCAGTGGATATAGTACCATCAGTCTCTGTTAGTGAATACTCACCATCATCATTTAAGACAAAGAAGTTATTGTCATTGTGATAAAAATCACATCTGTATTCACCATCGACATAAGGTACGATTGGGTCATATCTATCACCTAATACTTTAAGCTTAAGACCATACCACCCAAGGTGAGTATCGTTATGGAATGTAGAACCCATAAAATCTAGGTGTTCTTTCATCATATCCATAGACTGTTCACAAGCTCCATACATAGACTGATGAACATAAGTAACGTCTGTACCCATGCGATGTATACCTACAACAGTACGCCCTGCAATACGGTTAGTCTTATCTTTAACATAAAGAATACCGAAATCACCAGAGGCGTATGCTTCGGCTACACTGTAGTAAGTACCTTCACAATCATAGTCATCGTGCCTACCGACACCTTGCATACAAGATGTAGCTAAGTTCTTACGCTCACACTCTAACCTTGGGTTGCGGTATTGTACTGTATCGCCTTCGTATGCTCTCACGAAATCATGCGCATCCTCTGAAAATACTAACTCAAAGTCACGAGGCGTAGTATGCTCAATGTAGTCCTCAGTTATACTAGCAACGTGTTGGTTAGATAGGTGAGCAAACATACGGCGAATAGCCTTGCCACCTTTCATACTAGTTACACGCTCACGAGCCTTGTCCTTGTGAGTAAGGAACATAGCTATATGACCCTTAGTCTTGGGACACTCAGTAGGGTTAAAGATAGCTAAAACCTTAGTAACATCTGCCCATGTTAGTAAAGAATTGTTTAGGTTGTTATACTCTCGATCAATAGTAGACTTCAAGAACTCTGCCAATGCAGACGTTTGATCAAACTTTACACTCTCGTTGTTTACCAATGCGTCAGCAATGTCATCAAGAGAACCGTATTTAGAGTCTTGAAAAGCTTCAAGCACACCATACTTAGTATACTTATTTACGTGACCTCTATACACAAGTTGATCTTCGTCAAAGATAGGCCTTACATCTGGTGCATAGTCCATATCGTGATAACGCCTCCAACTATTGATACCATAGTTAGGGCAAGCATAATAATACACATCGTAATTAAAACAAGCTTGTATACTATCTATGACTGTTTCTTTACTAAATATCTCGTGATACTCATTATTTACTATTTCCATAAACTGTTTCATAATATAATCCTTTCCTATGTTATAATTAATACAGTTATACTTAGTTATTCTTCAAGGCATATGACCATATAATCTATACCATTCTTTTTAGCATTGTATCTCATAAACTTTCCATCTCTTGAATGGAATTTAAAACGTAACCAACCTACAGGTGTAGCTTTTAAGTTATGTTCAATTATATCAACAGCTAAGTCACAAGATATATTGGGCATTGGAAGTAAATCTGTTTTGTTTATTACTTCACCATCTAATGCAGACCCTACCATAACTTGAGCAGAGTAACTAGCCGATCCTAGTGCTGTTAATAGTACCGCAGTTATTTTAATTAAATTATTCATATTACACTCCTTAGTTTAAATAGTGATTATACAGGCAACCTTCAAGATATGCAATAGCATTATCAATAGGTATTGTTTCAGTTAAGTAACTAGGCGGCTCGTCATCACCTTCATAGATACGAACACCACCTAAGTTGTATTGAATTCTAAGATGACTACCGGTCTCTAGGTTTACCCTACCTATCAAATGACTTAGATTTTCTCTACTAGCTATCATAGGTTTAACCTTTCAGTTGTTATCTTATTTACCTCAACAAATGCACCACGGCTAGTCCACCTATCTTTAATATCCATAGCTTCGACAAGATAGTCAGTGAAGTGTACATCTATAACAGAGGAATACCCTCCTGAAACTTCAGATATTATCAACTCATATTTAACTTTTGCACTGTCAATTTTAAAGCTTTTATCGACCATTTAAAACTCCTCTTCTAATATTTCATCAATCTCGTTTAAGTCCTCTGATATAGTAGGTACTTCAAGATAATCTTCTAGCGTATCCAAAATTGAATTAGCTTGCCACGCTTTCATAGTAGTTTCCATTTTAATATTTATCTCCTGATTTTATATAGATTACAAGAATTGAAAATATAATCATAATAATTGATATGAATGTTATCATACTATAACTCCTCTGACATTTTCCAATACTGGTATTCCATTGCGTGTAAAAACCCACGTTGATAATCACTATCAGGTGGGTCATTTCTGAATGACGCGATGCTATGCACCACGTCAATCGATAACATATATTCGGCCTCATCTAAAGCGTGTTGATAGCCGTCTTGATAATCTTGTGATTTATCTTTTAAAGACATTGAAAATACTCCTCTGTTTCAATTACATAAGTCCAAGGGTCAACAAGGTTTAATTCAGACTTGTCAACTTTAACCATACGACCCACATTTTCAGTCATACCGTAAGGTGTTGCCGTGTGACATGGTTGCCGTGTATCAGCAGGAACATGAAGAACACAAATTTGATTTGTAAGGTAGCCTGACTTTTCGACAAACTCGTGGTAATCAACTGCATTCATCATATATGAAGGTTCAAGAATACCTTCCCAATGGCCTATACATTGAACAACTTCACCTGATAACCTATTCAAAGCACGTTGGGTATCTAAGAACCTAGTGAAACACGCTACCTGATGCAGATCGTGTGGGTTATCTATTGCGAATATTACTTTTTCTAAATGTTTCATTTTATTCTCCTATTTAATTTGCATGATCATTTTACGATCAATATTACTTTTAGTTAATAGATAAAATACTTCATCAGCCAAAACATTATCAGCAAAAGAGATTTTACCTACACCAACGATACCATTGACATGACCATCAAAGGCAAAAGCATTTTCCCACTTTTCAGTCAGATCGAACCACACGGCTCTTGAATATTGACGCTGTTCAGCAGTGCCATGTTTCAACACTGTCATAAACCAATTATTTAATTCGGATTGAGTTCCCACTTGTGATAACTTCATTTTAAAATTCCTCTTTCAAGATTGTTTCAATTTTATGGTATTGACCTAATTCCACGGCCTCTTTTAGATTAGCATTTTCCAGAGCAATATCTGGCTCGATTAAATAATTGGTACACAATTCAAAAAACTCGTGAGCAGTCATTTTACTTCCCCTTGCTTGTTACACATAAAACTTTGTCAGTCCACATTGTTATAGTTGACCCACCAGACACAACTTGCTTTGCAAAATGCCACGCCATTTCTGTTGATAATTCACCCGATTTCGATCCATTTAAAATTATACTTGTCATAGTATTTTCCTCTACTGTTTAAGTTAAAACGTGTATGCCAACCAGTAGGGAGAAACTGATTGGCATAACTTTCCTAACTTATAAGCCTTGTATTGCGGCGATAACAGCCGCTTTTGTGAAACCTGCTTTATTCATACGCTTAACAAATGCTTCTGCACTTTTAGGTAATTTAACCTCTTCAGGGTTCTTTTTATTTAGAACCTCTTTCACTAGTGTTGATCTAAGAGACAATTTCTTTTCAACAGCCGCCGCGAACCTTGAATATGCAAAGCTATCAACCTCTACATTTGATATATCAATAACTAATGTCTTTTTGTCCTTTGCTTTCTTAATTTTAGCACCAACAAAAACAGCACCTATAATCGCCTTAACAGCAGTTGCCCCTTGCTTATCCCCTTTATTTAATAGTCTAGCAACAGCACTCGCTAACGGCCTTGCGTCTTCACTACTTACTGTAGATTTAATTAGTTCAAATAAGTTAGAACTAGCCGCAATGCCTGAACCCATGTTTGTAATAAATTTGTTTTCTAATGATTTAATATCGTTTACTTTTGTCATAATTTTCTCCTATGAACATTTCTAATAAAAGCATATCAGCATGATATACTCATATATAAAATGTTTGTGCAATTTTCCATTTTCACCTGTTAATTCAGAACAACGCTAATAGATACATGATCTATAAACTAAGATTACTTTTTGCACACTGCCGAAACCACACACCTGATCGCTCACCCGTCCTATCAGGGTGTCAGCACTTTACAAGTGGTACTAGTCAGAGAGATTGATTTTGATCATAGCGGCCTCCAACCGCGCTTTAGTGTCTGTTTTTCTTAACTCCTTAATTTCTATATCCTCTTTAGATACTAGTTGAATAAGATATGCAACCCCCTGCTAACCCCTTGAAAACATTGAATAAAATCCAGTTTCTCCTTCTAAGTCATTGAAAACATTGAATAAAATAATTGTAAAATATTTCAAATTAATTTTATATTTCTTGTAAGTCATTGAAATCATTGAATTCTTTTTTTATAAAAATCTTTAAAATAGGCAATATTTTGTATCATTTTGATATTATTATAGTAATTTAAAGGCCTGTTTTGTTTGAGTTTCAAGAAAATCGTTTAAAATCAATGGGTTACATCTTACATAATAAATAATCGTTTAAAAACAATGGCTTAGCATACGAGCTGCAAACTTGACATAGTAGATATTAGAAAAAATCGTTTAAAATCAATGGGTTAAGTGATTCGTTTTAGATTTGTTCCTGATTCGTTCTCTTTTTCTAAAATATTCCAGACTGGTTGAGATTAACATATATGAATATTTGAATATGTTATTCCTTTTAATAAGAAGGAACGCGTGCGCGCGTGATATACTTTTAATAGAATGTAAAGTCTTTTCTTAAAATTATTCTAATTTAATTTAATTGTGTGACATATATAGAACAAACTCTCAGGATCGAGCCTAAGAGATTTTATATAGTAAACTACCAGAGAGATGCTAGAGGCTGTGGGTGGCCTTATTTGAGCTTCTAAGGGGTGGTTCTCTGTTTGTTTACTGTTTGTTCTACTGTTTGTTCTTATTCAAGTATTCTGTTATTTGAATGTATTATAATGTTTATTAAAGTGTATATAAAATACAATGGTATACAATCGGATACTGAAAACCAAACTTGTATGCATAAGTATACAATAACGTATTGCAATATGTGAATATGAAGTATAAAACATATAGACATATCTTGATATATGAATACGTGAATATGTACCTCGGATAGTAGTTACAGGGGGTAGATGGGGCATGGGGGGTGTATACGGTGTTATATATGCACAATGACAGAGAGGGGTATTTTTGGTTTAGGTGTTAACCACCTTGGTTTACATACAACTATTTTGGGCCTATGTGTATTATTTACTTGACAAGAGGGAATATTGAGTGTATACTAAGCGTAAGCTTTAATATGTATACATTATGAAATTAGGGGTTGACTTCGCGGCATTATGTGGTATAACATACGAGTAGTATACTTTAAGTTAAACATAATGGTTTAGTCCAACTACTAGTTAATTATAAATATAAGTAATACTTAGAGTAATACTTTAAGTATAGGCTAGAATTAGTTCTTCTTTGTCGCATAACTTAGTATAAGTTTTTTGAAAATCCCCTTGACTTATAAAACACTATGTGTTATAACTGTCAGAAGTCACAATAATAATAATAATAAGATGACATAATGACCTCCCCTAAAGATAAATACGACTCATCCGATGATGTCCTTAACACATTTTTTCAAGCTCTAGCAGATGATGACCTAAGAGCCTTGTATAATCTACATATTCCCCGTAGTGATGTTTTCTATATAAGAGAAAAGTATTACTTGGATACAGGACACTGGGTTTCATTAGACAGGATGGAACGATCAATGTTCTTAGAAAAGAAGTTAGATAGTAAAGATGTGCTAGACCCTAAACGTAAAAGGGATTGGGAAGACGATTATGACATATAGATTAGGTAAGCGGAGTAAACAAAGGTTAGAAGGTCTTCATAAGGACTTAGTAGCTGTAGTTGAAAGAGCTATAAAAATAACTGAAGTAGACTTTACTGTTTTAGAGGGTATGCGTACCCTGGATAGACAAAAAGAGTTAGTCGCGAGGGGTGCATCAACAACTTTGAACTCTAGACATTTAACAGGACACGGGGTAGACCTAGGTGCTTATGTAGATGGTTCGGTGAGATGGGATTGGCCTTTATACTACAAGATAGCTGATGCTATGAAGCAAGCAGCAAAAGAATTAGAAATAGACATGGATTGGGGAGGAGATTGGAAATCCTTTCCAGACGGGCCTCATTATCAATTATCTTGGGGTACATACCCTAAGTAGTCTTAGGGAGAGAATAGACATGAGTGATAGAAATGCTGACGATATACGCTCGTTACAAACTGATCAAAATGAATTAGAAAAACGTCTATTTAAGTTAAGAGACACTGTCCGTGATATGGAAGAAGAAATCAACAACATTAATATTTATCTTGATATAACTAAAGCTAAGTTAAAATCTTTTGATGGTATTATTGGTTGGATTGTTAAATTGTTTATAGGTGCTATCCTAGGTGGTATACTTACGTTTATTATAAAGGGAGGTTTAGTCTTGTGATTGAAGAACATAAAAAGCTATTAATTCCTACTATTATAAGAGGTGTTTTTTACGGACTAGTAATAACAGTATTATTAGTTAATGTTCCAAGTTTATTTGGTATAAAACTTTCTTCAGAAGTATACGCTGAAAAGATAACTAAAATGAATGAAATAGAAACTAAAAGGTCTAACGCTAGATTCTATGAGCACTCAAGAACTGCGAATGCCTGTGAACTATAGTTCGAGAATAAAATGATAAATACTTTATTACCTCTTCTAACTCCTATTATGGGTGACGTGTTAAAACGTATTATACCTGATTCAGATAAAAGAGCAGAAATAGAAAGAGAAACAAAGCTAGCCTTACTAGAACATGCTGACTCAATAGAGAAGGTACGTGGTGAAATAATACTAGCAGAAGCTTCGTCAGGCAACTGGTTGACCTCTTCTTGGAGACCCCTCCTTATGCTAATTGTTATAGCTATTATAGCTGTCAACTATTTAGTATTTCCTATAATAGCAATCGCTTACCCAGAGATTATGAATAACGTATTAGAATTACCTGATCAACTCTGGAATCTATTAACTCTTGGTGTTGGAGGCTACGTTGTTGGTCGTTCTGGAGAAAAGATGGTAGATAAGTGGACAAACCCAAGTAAAGGAAAATAAATGCTAGGTTACTGTTGGAATAACAAGGATAAACCTTGTAATAAATGTTTTGGGTGTTGGAAACTAGACCCTGCTTCTATATCATTTACTTTTAAATTAAAGAGTGGTACAGTACTAACCTCTATTTGTTTGTTTGATTACTGATGCCAAGTTCACCAGGATATAAAAGAGACTATAAGAGAGAACGTGCTCTACAGCTTAAGTCACCTAAGTCAGACTTAGCGGCTAATCGTTCACGTAAAGCAGCTAGACGTATGTTAGAAAAAGGTGGATTAGTAAAAAAAGGAGACGGTAAAGATGTCGACCATAAGAACCGTAACTCTAAAGATAATTCTGTAAAGAATTTAAGGGTTCAACTTAAGGGCACTAATCGTAGTTTTTCACGTAAAGCAGAAGCAAGTAAGTACAATAAAGGTGGGTATGTTGTATGTGGTGCTTCTAACCCAGGTACTCATAAAAGGGGTAAGTAATGGATTTAAAAAAACACAAGAGTGAACTAAAAAGTATTGGGTACTTTGTGTCTTCTGACCAAGTAGTTACTTCTAGAGGAGATGTCGTAGGTGTTACAGACCCCTATGGTTCCTTTATATGTGATATTAAAGAAATAGTAGATATTGTAAATAAAGTAGAAACTAAAGAAGAGATTAAGTATAAAAGAGCTAGAAACGAAGATGGTCACTTTATAGCAGATGACCCAGAAACTTTAGATATAAATGAAGCATGGGTAAAGGTGTAATATGACAAAAAGAGCCCTCACAGAAAAACAAGAGTTATTTTTAGCTGTTCTATTTGAACAAGCAGAGGGTGATCCTTTAAAAGCAAAGAAACTTGCTGGATACTCCGATAATGTTCCAACTTCATCAGTTACAGCTTCTCTAGTAGACGAGATAGCAGACCTTACTCGTAAGTTTATAGCACAGTCTTCCACTAAAGCTGCATATACAATGTTCAAAGTAATGGGTGATGTAGATATGTTAGGTGCTAAAGAAAAGATGACAGCTGCAAAAGACCTTATGGATAGAGCAGGATTCGTTAAAACAGAAAAGGTAGAAGTATCTACAGCAGAACCTGTATTTATACTACCAGCTAAAAAGAAAGATTAGTATGGCTGATAAGAAACCAAAGAAAGACCCTAGACTAGCTAGAGCAGGTGTATCAGGTTTTAATAAACCTAAAAGAACACCTAACCACCCTAAAAAGTCTCATGTTGTTGTTGCTAAAGTTGGCGACAAGATTAAGACTATTCGTTTTGGTGAGCAAGGAGCTAGCACTGCAGGTAAACCTAAAGCAGGTGAATCAGCAAAGATGAAGAAGAAAAGAGCATCATTTAAAGCTAGACATGGCAAGAACATTGCTAAAGGTAAAATGAGTGCCGCTTACTGGGCTGATAAGGCTAAGTGGTAGTATGGCTAGGTTAGATAATACTAAGTTTCATACTCAAGGTTATCTTGTAGATTCTATAGCTGCAGATGCTAATGCTACAGTATTATACACTTGTCCAAATAATTTCAGTGCTATTGTTAGGTATCTTCACATAAGCAATAATAATCCTTCAAATAAAAAAGTATATGTTCAGTTTTATCACAAAGATGATGACCAGTATCATTATATTGCAAATGGTTTAAGCATGCCAGGCCACTCTGTTGATAACTTAGTTAATGGTGGGTTTTTTAACTTACATGCAGGTGATAAAATAGTAGCATATAGTGAAACTACAAACACTATGGATATTATGGTATCTGTTGAAGAGTATTATGACCCTTCTAGAAATATATAGTTAGGATAGGCAAATGGCAGCATCTAAAACAAAATCAAAAGTAAATGCATCAGGAAACTATACTAAACCTACAATGCGTAAAAGACTATTTGCTAAGATCAAGGCAGGAAGCAAAGGTGGGGCAGCAGGTCAATGGTCAGCTCGTAAAGCCCAAATGCTTGCTAAGCAATACAAAGCTGCAGGTGGAGGTTATAAGAAATGAAGGCTCCTCAAAGATCACTTAATAAATGGACTAAAGAAAAATGGGGTACTAAATCAGGTAAACCATCTACTCAAGGCAAAAAAGCTACTGGTGAAAGGTATTTACCTAAAGCAGCTAGAGATGCCTTATCGAGTCAAGAGTACGCAGCAACATCTGCTGCTAAACGTAAAGGTAAAGCGTCTGGTAAACAGTTCGTTAAACAACCAAAAAAGATAGCAGAAAAGACTGCTAAGTTTAGAGCTAACGAAGGAGGAGTAGTTATGAAAAAAGGTTATCATAAAATGCCAGATGGCACAATGATGAAAGATTCAGATATGAAAAAAACAGGTTATAAACACGGCGGTGTTGTTAAAAAACCAATGTCTAAAGGTATGAAAGCTTTAAAGAAAGCTGCACCAGCTGTAGCTAAAAAGATGGGTTATAAAAAAGGTGGATACGTTATGTGTGGTGCATCCAACCCAGGGACTCAAAAAAGAAGTTCTAAATAACAACTTGACAAACTAATGTGTGTGTGATATAAGATGGCTAGAAAGCAAGCCCCTACACTAACTGCTATCCCTGTCGATCAATCTTGGAAGATTCCTAAGAGGGGTTTAGACGGAGAGTACTACCCAATAGTAAGAGTAGGTAGACATATACCTTTTGGATATTCGCAAGACGAAGAAGATAAAGATATACTTCAGCCAATACCTGATCAGCTAGAGATGCTAGAACAAGCTAAAAAGTACTTAAAAGAATATAGTTTAAGACTTGTAGCTAGATGGCTTACAGAGCAATCAGGTAGATATATCTCACATGTAGGATTAAACAAACGTGTCAGCATCGAAGAAAAAAGAAGGTACACGGCCTCAGCCCATAGAGACTATGCAAGGCGTTACCAAGAAGCCAGTGAAAAAGCCCGTGTCATCGAAGAAGAAAGACTCGGTGGAAAAGGTACAAGAAAACTTTACACAGACCCCTGAGGTTACTCCTACTTTTGCTACGCCTAAACCAGAGCCAATAGATGTCAAAAAAGCTCAAGACATTATATTTGCTCCTAATCCTGGTCCTCAGGAAGACTTCCTAGCTTCTAGTGAGCAGGAAGTTTTATATGGTGGGGCAGCAGGTGGTGGTAAATCATATGCAATGGTTGCAGACCCTGTTCGATATTTTAACAACCCTCACTCTAGAGGTCTTCTTGTTAGACGTAGTACAGAAGAATTAAGAGAACTTATTTCAGTATCTAAACAACTATACCCAAAAGCTGTCCCAGGTATTAAGTTTATGGAAAGAGATAAGACTTGGGTAGCACCTAGTGGAGCTACTTTATGGATGTCATATCTTGATAGAGATGATGACGTTATGAGATACCAGGGGCAAGCCTTTAACTGGATAGGGCTCGACGAGCTTACACAATGGCCTTCTCCTTTTGCTTGGAATTATATGAGATCACGTTTACGTGCTACTAGTTCCTCTAAACTACCTCTCTATATGAGAGCAACCACAAACCCAGGTGGCCCAGGTCATTTTTGGGTTAAAAAGACTTTTATAGACCCAGCTCCTGCTAATACATCATTCCATGCTACAGATGAAAACGGTGAGATAATAGCTTGGCCTAAGGGTCACACAAGAGAAGGTGAGCCTTTATTTAAACGTAGGTTTATACCTGCTAATTTATTTAATAACCCATACTTAGCCGAAGACGGTATGTATGAGGCTAATTTGCTATCAATGCCAGAGCATCAACGTAGGCAGTTGCTAGACGGTGACTGGAGTATATCTGAGGGTGCAGCTTTTTCAGAGTTTAACCCTAAAAAGCATGTAGTAGAGCCTTACGAGATACCAAGTAGTTGGGCTAAATTTAGAGCATGTGACTACGGATATGGTTCTATGACAGCAGTATTATGGTTTGCAGTAGCCCCTAGTGAACAAATAGTTATATATAGGGAACTCTACGTAAATAAAACTACTGCTTCTGATTTAGCAGATATGATAATAGAAATAGAAAAAGGTGAAAAGATAAGGTATGGGGTCTTAGATAGTTCTTTGTGGCATAACAGAGGAGACACTGGACCATCATTAGCTGAGCAAATGATTCAAAAAGGATGTAGATGGAGACCATCAGATCGATCTAAAGGATCACGTATTGCAGGTAAAAACGAAATACATAGACGACTACAAATAGATGAGTTTACAGAAGAGCCTAGGATAGTATTCTTTAACACTTGTCGTAACCTAATATCAGAATTACCCTCTCTTCCTCTTGATAAGAATAATCTTGAAGATGTAGATACTAAAAGTCCTATTGATCACGGATATGATGCTTTAAGATACGGATTAATGACTAGACCTAGGTCCTCTCTTTGGGATTATGACCCATCTACACAACGATCAGGCTTTCAAATGTCTGACCCCACCTTTGGCTACTAAGGAATAAACATGGATAAGTACGAAATGGACGAACAAGAACTAGAGACGGTTATGGAAGACTCAGAATCTTCTTACATAGACGACATACCAGAAGGTGAAACATCAGATGAGCCTGTTGGTAAAGTAGTTTCTTATGTTACTGATCGTTTTAAAAGAGCTGAAACAGCTAGATACACAGACGAAGAGCGTTGGGTTAAATCATACCGTAATTATAGGGGTATTTATGGCCCTGATGTAGCTTTTACAAGTACTGAAAAGTCTAGAATCTTTGTTAAAGTTACTAAAACTAAAGTATTAGCGGCTTATGGTCAGTTAGTAGAAGTTTTATTTGGTAATAATAAGTTTCCAATCTCAATAGACCCTACTAGACTACCTGAAGGTATTGCAGAAGCAATGCATTTTGAGTCTAACCCTGATATGCAGAAAGCAAAAGGTCAAGATAGCTCTGATATTAGCCCAGAGGATGCCAAATTACGCCCAGGAGAGACTATTCCAGACCTTATGGAACGATTAGGTGGATTAGCCGATTCACTGGCTCCAGTGGCCGATATTATGGAGGAAGGTGAAGGTAAAACTGCTACTGAAGTAACCGTACATCCTGCAATGGTCGCAGCTAAGAAGATGGAAAAGAAAATACATGACCAGTTAGAAGAATCAGGTGCATCTAAGAAACTTAGAACAGCTGCTTTTGAATGTGCTTTGTTTGGCACTGGTGTTATGAAAGGCCCTTTTGCAGTAGATAAAGAATATCCTAACTGGGACGACGAAGGTAACTATAAACCTCGTATTAAAACAATGCCTCAGTGTGATGCCGTGTCTGTTTGGAACTTTTACCCAGACCCTGACGCTAATTCTATGGACGAAGCAGAATATGTAGTAGAACGACATAAAATGTCTAGAACACAAGTACGTTCTCTTAAGAAACGTCCATTCTTTCGTAAGAATGCTGTTGATTTAGCTTTATCGTTTGGGCAGTCTTACTCTAAAGAGTGGTGGGAACAGGCTATGGAAGACGATAGCCAAGAAACAGCTACAGAGCGTTATGAGGTCTTAGAGTTTTGGGGTTATGTTGACGCTGATGTTCTTGAAGATCACGATGTAGATATTCCTTCAGAACTTAAAGATGCTGAACAACTTAATTGTAATATTTGGATTTGTAACGGACAGGTAATACGTTTGGTTATGAACCCATTTAGTCCACAGATCATTCCTTATTACGCTGTACCTTACGAAGTAAATCCTTACTCATTCTTTGGGGTGGGTTTAGCAGAGAATATGGACGATACACAAACTCTTATGAACGGTTTTATGCGTATGGCAGTAGATAATGCTGCTTTATCAGGTAACTTATTAATAGAAGTAGATGAAAACAACTTAACTCCAGGTCAAAGCTTAGATATTTATCCAGGGAAAGTCTTCCGAAGAAGCGGTGGGGCTCCTGGTCAAGCTATTTTTGGTACTAAGTTTCCTAACGTATCCAATGAGAATATGCAGATGTTTGATAAGGCTCGTCAGTTGTCTGATGAATCTACTGGCCTACCTAGCTTTGCTCACGGTCAAACAGGTGTCTCAGGTGTTGGACGTACAGCGTCTGGTATATCCATGCTTATGTCAGCAGCTAACGGCTCTGTACGTACAGTAATTAAGAACGTAGACGATTATTTATTAGGACCTCTAGGTAAAGCTTTCTTTTCTTTTAATATGCAATTTGACTTTGATGAAGAGATTAAAGGGGACTTAGAAGTTAAAGCACAAGGTACATCATCTCTAATGGCTAACGAAGTACGTAGTCAACGTCTGATGCAGTTCTTACAAGTTGTACAAAACCCTGCTCTAGCACCTTTTGCTAAAATGGATTATGTTATACGTGAGATTGCTGAGTCAATGGACTTAGATGCTGATAAAGTTGCTAATAGTTTATCTGAAGCAGCAGTGCAAGCTGAGATATTAAGAAAATTCCAAGAAGCTAATCCACCAGAAGTAGACCCTAATGCAGAAGCAGCAGCAATGCAAGCAGCTATGGGTGCTAGTGGTGGAGCCCCTGATGCAGGTGCAATAAATGTAGGTGGTGCTCCAGTTCCAGGAGAGCAAGGCTTTTCAGGAAATACTGGTCAAACACCAATTTAAAAAATAGGAACTCTAATGATTTTAAAACAATTAGTAAACGACAAAGTGTTATATGATGCTTTTCAAAAAGAGTTAGATACACGTATTAACTTTGCATACAAACAAATAGAGCAAAGAGATGAGCCCTTAGAACTCCACAGGTTACAGGGTGAGATAAAAGCGTTACGGAGTCTAAAAATGCTACGTGATAAAATCAATGGTGAGAAAACGGAGACTTTTTAACAATGGATAGTAAGATATATGAAGAAGGTGGTTTAGCTACAGACGGTCTTGATAAAGACCCAGTTTCAGGTAATGATATACCTCCTGGTTCTAATGCTGAGGATGTCAGAGACGATGTGTCTGCTCAGTTATCGTCAGGTGAGTACGTTGTACCTGCTGACGTAGTAAAATACTTTGGTGTAGCTTACTTTGAAAAACTAAGAAATAAAGCTAAAGCAGGATTAGAGGACATGGAAGAAGATGGACGTATGGGTGGTGAGCCTGTAGAAGAAGTCTCTGAGGGAGTGTCAGATGAAGACTTAATGAAACTAGATGGTTATGCAACAGGTGGAATGGTAATGAAAGACTCAGACGTAAACAGTATTATAGATCGAGTAAAGGCAGCCGCTAAGTCTGACCCTTCAGTATCTAATTTATTAAAAGCAAAAGGTATCTACATGAAAGATGATGATGCAGGTCCTAAAGTAAAAGGACAAGCAGGTCCTCGTAAGTTTAATGTAGGCGGTACTACTAATTTAAACGCAACAGGCACAACAAGCAGCTATAACCCTTATACGTATACTCCAGGGTTTTCTGTAGAGTCCGGTACAACTGGTGCAGCTCCTACAGTAGTAGGTGCGCCAGAGATACCTACTCCAGTAGCTCCTATAGATACAACATCTACTCCTGCTCCTATTCAATGCCCAGAAGGTTATGCCTTAGACCCTGCTACAAACTCCTGTGTTCCTGTATCAAAAGGAAGTAGTAGAAAAAGACCACCAGAACATGACCCAGAAGCTTGGATGAAAAAGTACGATTACACAGACCCTGCTGTGCTTATGGAACAATCCTTGGATACTCTTAATATGGGTGAAACCGATGAGGAGCAAAGCTTTTTAGAAAAAGCTGCAGGTGCGGTATCTGGGTTTTTTGATAAAGGTATTTTTGGTAAGATATTTAAAACGCAGAAGCATGCTGAAGTATTAGCTAATGCAGCTGTACTAGATTCACATGGTTATACAGATCAAGCTGCTAAGTTACGTGAAGCTGCAGGTGGATACGCTAAGTCTAACAATTTAAAACTAGGTGGGTTCTTTGACTCAACTACAACTTTAACTAAGATGGCTATGAGTAACTACGGTATGACTGAAATGATGAAAGGCAACCGTATGGCAAGCAACACATCATCAGGTGATGGTAGAGTATTTGCTAGAGGCAATAAAGCAGCAACAAAGTCAGCTCCTAAAGGTTTAGATGATCGTAGAATGGCAAGAACTCGTTCAGCTACTTCTGCTAGAGATAACACAGATGATGCTAGAGCAAGACGTACTAAAGGTGTTTCAAAAGCTCCAGTATACGCAAGACCTAGCATGAGTTCAAACAAACCTGCAGGTAAGTCTCCTATTGTTAAGAAACCTGTATATGCTAGAGATACAACAGACGATGCTAGAGCAAGACGTACTAACAGTTCATCATCATCAACTGTTAAACCTAAAGCTAGAACAGTTAGAACAAAGGCAAGTCCTAAAGTTTCTAAACCTAAGTATGCAAGAGATATGTATAACAAAGGTGGATTAGCTTCTAAACCAACTAAGAAATAATACTACTAAAGGTGGGGGCGAGCAGCCCTCATCAACTCCTAAATAACTAAGGCCACTCAGCTACGGCTGACCCCAACATAAATAAAAGGATATATAACATGGCTCAAGAAATTGTAAAAAATGTAGATACTAAAGAAACAATGATTTCAAGAGGTACTAATTACGCAATCAAACAATCTCGTATGAAAAAAGATGAAGAAGAACTAAAAGCTTTAATGTCTGAGCATACAGGTGATGAAGCAGAAGAAACTATAGAAGATGAAGAAGAAAACACTAATGATGTTGAAGAAACTACAGAAAAGTCTGAAGTAAAAGAAAAACAAACTGAATCAAAAGAAGAAGATGAGTCTGATGAGGGTCTAAGTAGAGAAGAAAAGTCATTTAAAAAGCGTTATGGTGATCTCCGTCGACATATGGCTGAAAAAGAAAAAGAATGGAAAGAGTCACTAGAAGAACACAATAGTAGTCTTTCTCTTAGAGCTCCTACTTCCGATGAAGATATTGAAGCATGGGCAGAAAAGTATCCAGACGTAGCAGCTATAGTTGAAACTATTGCTTCTAAAAAAGCAGATGAAAAGTTTGCAGTAGCAGAAGAAAGACTACGTGAATTTGATGAAGCAGCTTATGAAGCTGAAAGAACTAAAGCTGAAATAACTATACGTAAATCACATGCAGACTTTGATGAGTTACGTGATTCAGATAAGTTCCATGATTGGGTAGAAAGTCAACCTAAGTGGGTACGTGATGCTTTATATGAAAACTCAGATGATGCAGCAAGTGTTGTAAGGGTTATTGACTTGTATAAAGTAGACAATGGTATGACTATTGCAGCTAAGAAAAAAGCAAGTAAAGATGCAGCTAAAACTGTTTCTAAAAGGTCTACACCTGCTGTTGATAGCGAAGGTTCAGCTTCAATTATAAAAGAATCAGAAGTAGCTAAGATGTCCGATAGGGATTTTGAAGAAAACTACGATAAAATACAAAAGGCTATGTCAAGTGGTAAGTTTATTTATGACGTATCAGGCAAAGCTAGATAATACCAACATGCTTAAATAAGTGCTTGACAGACAAGTATAAGTATGGTATAACTGTTGGTGTCCTACTAGGGCATCTTCGAGGACTCTTACTGAGTCTTTAGAACACTAATAAATCTTTAAGAATTACCTGACAATAGAGGCCCTCTTAGTAAAGCTGGCAAGTAGACCTAAGAGCACCCTTGAAAACTCAGCCCCTTATCCAGATTGATTAGGTTCTCTTAACCGAGATACAACTACGTATCTTATTTATTAAGCCAACCATCAAAAAGGATATTAATCATGGCTTTTGCATCCGCAAGCGGATATACAAATTTACCGAATGGTAACTTTAGTTCCGTAATTTATTCTAAAAAAGTACAACTTGCATTCCGCAAGTCCACAGTATGTGGCGATATCACTAACTCTGACTATTTCGGAGAGATTGCTTCACAAGGCGATACAGTGAAAATTATAAAAGAGCCTGAGGTAAGCGTATCAGCTTATGCTCGTGGTACAACTATTGCTGCTCAAGATTTAGCAGACGCAGATTTCTCACTCGTTGTAGACAAAGCTAATTACTTTGCTTTCAAGATTGATGATATCGAAGAAGCACACTCACATGTAAACTTCATGGACTTAGCTACAAACCGTGCGGCTTTCCGCTTGGCTGATCAGCATGACCAAGAAGTGTTAGGTTACCTAACTGGTTACAAACAAGCTGCGTTACACGCTAATGCAGGCACAGTAAACAACGTAGTAAATGGAACTAAAGCTAATACAGCTGCTGGTTCAGACGAATTACTTGCAGCTAACAAGCTGAAAAAAGGTGACTTCGGAAACATTACTACAACTTCAGCAGGTGATCATTCGATCCCAGTTGCAGCTCGTTTACCAGGAGCAACTGCTCTACCGACAGCATATGTATCACCAGCAATGTTGATAGCACGTATGGGTCGTTTGTTAGACCAAAACCAAGTGGATACTGCAGGTAGATGGCTTGTAATTGATCCTGTGTTTATGGAAGTTCTTCGTGATGAAGATTCTCGCCTATTTAACGCAGACTTCGGTGAATCAGGTGGACTACGCAACGGTTTAGTCTTGAATAACTTCCACGGCTTCCGTGTATATACTTCAAGTAACTTACCATCAGTAGGTACTGGTGCAGGTACAACAGGTACAGCTAACCAAAATGCTAACTACGGTGCTATTGTAGCTGGACATGATTCAGCTGTAGCAACTGCAGAACAAATCAATAAAACAGAAACATATCGTGACCCAGATTCATTCGCTGACATCTGCCGTGGTATGCACCTTTACGGACGTAAGATTTTACGCCCAGAGGCATTGATTACAGCTAAATACAACTTAGCATAATAACAAAATACTTTAAAGGGGCTGACTAAGTGTTAGCCCTTTTATATACATTTAAAATCTCGTAGGAAATAACATGGCGACTTATATAAACCTAGTTAATGAATTACTTCGTCGTCTTAACGAGGTTGAAATTAATGAAGAAGACTTTTCTACAACTAAAAACGTACAGTCATTAGCTAAAGATTCTATTAACTCTTCTATACGTGAAATACTGCAAGAGGCTCAAGAGTGGCCCTTCACGTTAGTAACCTATGAACAGACGCTGTCGGTAGGTACGAAGACTTACGCTTTTCCATCAGACTATTCAAAAGCTGATTGGGAATCTTTTTATTTAAAGAGTACAAATACAACAAACCCAAATGTTTTAAAAACACTATCATACGATGAATACTTATCAAATCGTAGAGCTAATGATGATACCTCTGGTGTAGGCGGTTACACTAAACCTTTAAATGTTTATAAAACACAAGAAGAAAAGTTTGGTGTTACTCCAGTACCTGATGCAGACTATGTTGTTGAGTACAAATACTGGAAGTTTCCAAGTGATTTAGTGTTAAGCTCTGATGTTTGTATTATACCTGATAGGTTTAAACACATTATAATTGATGGTGCAATGATGTACCTTATGTATTTTAGGTCTAATGATCAGTCGGCACAATTACATAAAGATAAATTTAAAGTAGGAATAAAGTCTATGAAAAGACTTGTTGTAGATAGTAAAGATTCTATTTTATCTACTGTAATATTAAAAGGTTCTAATGCTACAGCTAAGAGTTTTAGTTAAATGGCAGATAAACTAAGTACATACCTAGCTGTTTGTTCTGGAGGTTTAGTAACTAACATTGATCCTTTAACACAAGCCTCTAGTTTAGCAGGTAGTGCTATACGTATGATAAACTATGAACCAGCTTTATCAGGTGGTTATCGTCGTATAAGCGGTTATTCAAATGACTATGGTACTGTTCCAGGTACAGGTCCTGTACTAGGTGTAGCAGTTAATGGTAACTTAGACGATGGTATTTTTGCATGTAGAAAACCTACAACAGGTTCTAACTATTTACATAAATGGAACAAGTCTGGTAACTCTTGGGTAGCTATTCCAACTGCAGGAAGCCCTAATGTATCTAATGTCAGTAGAATACGGTTTAATAGTTTTAATTGGTCAGGTGAAGTTTTAGTACTTACAGACGGAGTTAACCCAGCATCTGTTTACAATGGAACTTCTTATTCTCAAATAACACACGCTCAAGCTCCTAGCAACCCTAAATATTCAGAAGAGTTTTCTTCTCATTTATTTCTTTGTGGTAATTCTTCTGAATCCTCTAATTTATACTTTAGCTCTCCTCTTAACTATTCTGATTTTAGTCCTGTTAATGGTGCTGGTGTTATTAATGTAGGGTACACTATAACAGCTATTAAAAAGTTTCGTAATCAACTTTATATCTTTGGTGCTAACAATATAAAAAGATTAACTGGAAATAATATATCTAATTTTGTATTAGAAAATGTTACATCAAATATGGGTTGTCTTGCTCCTGACTCTGTGGTAGAATTTGGTGGTGACTTACTATTTTTAGGTCCTGATGGTATGCGTCCTATTTCTGGTACTGATAAAATTGGTGATGTTGAACTTGCTACTGTATCTAAAGAAATACAGTCTATCTTCGATAATTACTATTTATCAGAACAGATAATAGATATTTCTATTGTAGTGCTTAGGAAGAAGTCACAGTTTAGATTTTTCTTTAAGAATGAATCATCTTTGTCTTTGATAGGTGGTATCCGTAAAAGTCAGAATAAACAAAGTATCTTCGAGTATAGTCAATTGGTCGGTATAGAAGCTAACTGTGTTGATAGTGGATACATAGGGCAGTTTGAGCATGTAATACATGGTGATAATTCTGGTAAGGTACATCGTCAAGAAATAGGTAACAGTTTTGATGGACAAAGTATATTTAGTTTATACCAAACCCCTTACTTTTACATGCAAGATCCAGAGGTACGTAAGGTAGTACACAAAGTAAATACATACCTTAAGTCTGAAGGTAATACAGAAGTGTTTGTTGGTGTGTCTTATGACTACGATGATATAAATACAGCTAACCCAACTAACTACGAATTTACTACAGAGGGTGCAGCTTCAGTCTATGGTACAGCTATATACGGAGCAGGGGGTATATACGATGGTAACCCCTCCCCTAAAACTCTCACCAATATATCAGGATCAGGTAATTCTGTTTCAGTAAACTATGTTACAAATAATACAAACGCAAGTCATACTATACAGGCAATAGCCTTAACGTATGAGACAGCCGACAGGAGATAATACTTTGGCAGGTTATGTAAGACAGTCTTCAGCAGACATAATACCAACAGCTACAGTTCGTGCAGCCCCTATTAACGCTGAGTATAACAAACTCCGTGATGCATTTGCTGTATCAAGTGGTCACAAGCACGATGGTTCAACAGGTGAAGGTGGTTACATTCCTCTTATCGGTGATGTTGATGCATTAAACAAAGTTGTTATAAATACTAACAATAATACAGTTGGTGTTTTTGTAGAAGTATCTTCAGCAGCTGTAGAACAAGTACGTTTCCAAGATGGTGTTATAGTTCCAGTTACAACTAATGATATAGACTTAGGTTCAAGTTCAGCTAAGTTTAAAGATCTACACTTACAAGGTACAGCTACAATAGCTACTGTAGATATTAATGCAGGTAATATTGATGGAACTATCATAGGTGCTTCTTCACCTACAACTGCTACATTTACAAGTGCTACACTAAACAATAACTTGAGTGTTACAGGTACATCAACACTTGTAGGTACTACAACTATTACATCAGCAGACCTAAACTCAGGTGCTATTGATAATGCTACTATTGGTTCAGCTACACCAGCGGCAGGTACTTTTACGACACTGAATGCTAATACATCTTTAGTTGCCGCCACAGCAGATATTAATGGCGGTACGATAGATGGTGCTGCATTAGGTGCAACTACTCCAAGCACAGGCTCATTCACTACCCTAGGTGCTTCTGGTACATCTACACTTACTACTGTAGACATTAACGGCGGTAACATAGATGGTACTGTTATAGGTGCTTCTACAGCCGCCACAGGTAGCTTCACAACGCTCTCTACATCAGGTCAAGCTACCCTAGCTACTGCAGACATCAATGGTGGCTCTATAGACGGTTCTACAATAGGTGCATCATCTGCATCTACTGGTGCATTTACTACACTGACTTCATCAGGTGGTATTACAGGTAACGTAACGGGTAATCTAACTGGTAATGTTACAGGTAACGTAACAGGAGATGTTACAGGTAATGTAACTGGAAACCTAACAGGTAATGTAACTGCATCATCTGGTACATCTACATTCACTAACGTAACTATTGATGGTACGTTAAATATGAACGCTGGTACATCAGCTACTATTCAAAACCTTACTGCACCAACTAATGATCTTGATGCCGCAACTAAGAAGTATGTAGATGATGAAATATCTACGTTGATTGGTGATGCAGGTGTAGGGCTAGATACACTAGGTGAACTAGCTGATGCTCTTAATGATGATGATGACTTCAGCACTACAGTAACTAACTCCATTGCGACTAAACTACCAAAAGCTGGTGGCACGATGACAGGTGCTATCGCAATGAGTACTAACAAGATTACAGGTGCAGGTGATCCTACATCAGCACAAGATGTAGCAACTAAAGCATATACAGATGCACAAAGAGATACACGGGTAGCTAAGACAGGCGATACGATGTCTGGTGCATTAGCTATGGGTAACAATAAGATCACTGGTCTTGGTACGCCAACTGCTAACACAGATGCTACTACAAAGACTTATGTAGATGGTATTTTAGGTTCAGCTACTGTTGCCGCTACTTCAGCTACGAATGCAGCTACAAGTGAAACCAATGCGGCTTCATCAGCTACTGCAGCAAGTAACTCTGCAACATCTGCGGCTACAAGTGCTACTAATGCGGCAGCTTCTTATGACAACTTTGATGATAGATACTTAGGTGCTAAATCATCTGCTCCTACAGTAGACAATGATGGTGATGCTCTTATCACAGGTGCATTATACTTTAACAGTACAACTAACATCATGAACGTATACGGTTCTGGTGGTTGGCAGTCAGCAGGTTCTGCGGTTAATGGTACATCAGAACGTACCACATATACAGCTACAGCAGGTCAAACAGTATTCTCCGCTACATATGATACTGGCTATATTGATGTGTATCTCAATGGTGTTAAACTATTGGTTGGCACAGACTTCACAGCTACAAATGGTACAAGCATTACATTAGCATCAGGTGCATCAGTAAATGATGTAGTTGATATTGTAGCTTATGGTACATTTGCTCTTGCAGATCATTACACAAGAACTGCATCAGATGCACGTTATGTAAATGTTGCTGGTGATACAATGACAGGCAATCTTGGTATTGGGACGAGTTCGCCTAGTGGGGGTTTGCACGTTTATAACTCAACCGCTGGTGAGCAGTATATTTCCAGCAGTAACTCTGCCATGCGGCTTGTTAGCACAGGCGGCATAAATTATATTCAAAGTGGAACTGCTACCTCATCATCTTCTGCCGCACCTCTTGTTTTTACAAATGTTGGTGGGTCGGGGGAGACAATGCGCATAGACTCATCAGGCAACGTTGGTATTGGCACTACAAACCCAGTTGCTCAGTTTGCAGTGGGTGGTGCAGGTAGAAGAATAGAAATACAAGGTACAGATTCTGTTATTAGAGCTTTTGACAGAACTGCGTCATGGGCTGAAATGCAGTTTGAAGGTGCTAGTTATACTTTTGATACAAGCGGTACAGAACGTATGCGCATTGACTCATCAGGTAACGTTGTAATAGGAGCTAACCCATCGACGTCTCTTGGTGCTGGTGATAATACAGCTTACATAGGCGCAGACGGAGAAATACAAATTAGACGAACGGCTGGAACAGGTCGTAATATGATGAAATTTAGAAATGGTTCTAATCATGTTGGTTCAATAACAACTGACGCTAATAAAGTTTCTTTACTATCTTTATTGGGCGACCTAACACTGGATACTTCAGGAAACATGTTTCTTGATGCAAATGGTAGTTTAATAGTTTTTAGAGATGGTGGGCTTGAATATGGTAGAGTTGGAAATGACTCTAGCAATTTTGTAATCCATTCTTTAGTAAACGATAAAGACATACAACTTAAGGGACTTGATAACGGCACAGTAGTCACAGCCCTCACCCTTGATATGTCTAGTGGTGGTCGTGCTAACTTTAATAACGACATTAGTTTAAATGACGGAAGAGTTTTACGTTTAGGAGATGGTGATGATACTTCTATTTATAATGATGGTTCTCATT